TGCAGATTTTGGTCTGTACGGAACCGGGGGGTTTCGCGGCTTCCCCGAAATGGGGTTGACCTGCGGTTTTGCTGATACCTTGTTGATTCCCGAAATGGGAGGAATGTCATGCCACCCCTACCTAAAGATCCTTCTGTGCGCGCTCGGCGCAATAAGTCGTCGACGCGGGCTACGTTGTCTGCGGATCATGATGTGGTCGCTCCTGAGTTGCCGGATGGTGTGGTGTGGCATCCGTTGACGGTGCGTTGGTGGAATGACATTTGGGCGTCGCCGATGGCCCCGGAGTACACCGATTCGGATATCAACGGGCTGTTTCGTGTGGCGATGTTGTACAACGATTTTTGGACCGCGGATACCGCGAAGGCGCGGGCGGAGGCTCAGGTTCGGCTAGAGAAAGCCGATACCGATTATGGGACGAATCCGTTGGCTCGCCGCCGTCTGGAGTGGCAGATTGAGGCGACGGAGGATTCCAAGGCGAAGGGGTCGAAGCGGCGGAAGTCGGAGGCCGCGCCCGTGAGTCATCCTGATCCCGGTGACGATCCGCGCCTGAAGCTTGTGACGTAGCGGTTCGACCGAGGCAGCTTAGATGGCTGTACTTCAGGTGCCGGCCGTGGATTTGGCGTTCCCGACGCTGGGTCCGCAGGTGTGCGACTTCATTGAGGATCGGATGGTGTTCGGCCCGGGCTCGCTGTCGGGTCAGCCTGCACGTCTCGATGACGAGAAGCGCGCGCTGGTGTATCGGCTGTATGAGTTGTATCCGCGTGGGCACCGTTTGGCTGGCCGTCGGCGGTTCGAGCGGGCCGGTGTCGAACTCAGGAAGGGTGTAGCCAAGACCGAGTTCGCGGCGTGGATTTGCGGTGTGGAGTTGCATCCAGAGGCGCCGGTTCGGTGTGACGGTTTTGACGCCGCGGGGAATCCTGTGGGTCGGCCGGTGCGGTCGCCGGTAATTCCGATGATGGCGGTCACCGAGGAGCAGGTGTCGGAGCTGGCGTTCGGTGTGCTGAAGTACATTTTGGAGAACGGCCCCGATGTTGATCTGTTTGATATCAGCAAGGAGCGGATCGTCCGGTTGTCGCCTTCGGGTGGCGAGGATGGGTTCGCTGTTGCTGTGTCGAATGCTCCGGGGTCTCGCGATGGCGCGCGGACGACGTTTCAGCATTTCGATGAGCCGCACCGGTTGTTTATGCCGAGGCATCGTGACGCGCACGAGACGATGTTGCAGAACATGCCGAAGCGGCCGATGGAGGACCCGTGGACGTTGTACACGTCGACTGCTGGGCAGCCTGGTCAGGGCAGCATCGAAGAGGACGTGCTTGCCGAGGCGGAGTCGATCGCCAGGGGTGAGCGGCAGGACCCGTCGCTGTTCTTCTTTCGGCGCTGGGCTGGCGATGAGCATGATGATCTGTCCACCGTGGAGAAGCGTGTCGCCGCTGTCGCGGATGCCACTGGCCCTATTGGGGAGTGGGGGCCGGGGCAGTTTGAGCGGATCGCGAAGGACTACGACCGCACGGGTATTGACCGCGCTTACTGGGAGCGGGTCTATCTGAATCGGTGGCGTAAGTCTGGCTCTCAGGCGTTCGATATGACGCGCCTAGTGCAGTGCGATGAGACGGTGCCGGATGGAGCGTTCGTCACCGCAGGGTTTGACGGGTCGCGGTGGAGAGATGCGACGGCTGTCGTGGTCACTGAGATTGCGACGGGACGCCAGATGTTGTTGGGCTGTTGGGAGCGGCCCGAGAACGTCGAAGAGTGGGAAGTCCCTGAGCATGAGGTGACAGCGCTCGTTGTGGACATGATGTCGCGGTTTGAGGTGTGGCGCATGTACTGCGACCCGTGGGGCTGGGATTCGACGATCGCCGCGTGGGCGGGTCGTTTCCCGGATCGGGTTGTGGAGTGGGCGGTTGGCGGCGGCGGCAGTTTGAGGCGTGTGGCTGCTGCGACGCAGGGTTATGCGGATGCGTTGGCGACTGGCGACGCGGCGCTGGCTGCGAATGTGTGGCGGCCGAAGTTTGTTGAGCATATGGGTCATGCGGGGCGGCGTGAGCTGAAGCTGGTGGACGATACAGGCCAGCCGCTGTGGGTGATGCAGAAGCAGGATGGCCGTTTGGCCGACAAGTTTGATGCTGCGATGGCGGGGATGTTGTCGTGGGAGGCGTGTGTTGATGCGCGTCGTGATGGTGCACGTCCGCGCCCGAAAGTGTTTGCGCCTAGACGGATCTACTAGTCGACATAGAGACAGAGAGGGGGTCAGCTGTTGACTGCTTCAACGCCAGCGGAATGGCTCCCGGTATTGACGAAGCGTATCGACGACGGAATGTCGCGGGTGCGTTTGTTGGCGCGTTACTCCAATGGGGATGCTCCGCTGCCCGAGTTGACGAGGAACACGTCTGCGGCGTGGCGTTCGTTTCAGCGTGAGGCGCGCACCAACTGGGGTCTGATGGTGCGTGACTCTGTTGCTGACCGGATCATCCCGAATGGCATCACGGTTGGTGGTTCCGCCGATAGTGATTTGGCGTTACGTGCACGGCGCATCTGGCGGGATAACCGCATGGATTCCGTGTGTAAGCAGTGGGTCAAGTATGGGCTGGACTTCGGCGAGTCGTATTTGACGTGCTGGCGTCGTGATGACGGTACGGCGACGATCACAGCTGACTCTCCTGAAACGATGGTTGTCAGCGTTGACCCGCTGCAGCCGTGGCGGATCAGGTCCGCTATGCGGTGGTGGCGGGACCTCGATGCCGAGTCGGATTTTGCGATTGTGTGGTCGGGTGACGGGTGGCAAAAGTTCGCCCGTCCGTGCTTTGTGCAGTCGTCGTCCCGGCGCAGGCTGGTGACGCGAATCTCAGACTCGTGGGTTCCGGTTGGTGATGCTGTAGTGACCGGCTCGCCGCCGCCGGTGGTGGTGTACCAGAACCCTGATGGCATGGGCGAGGTGGAGCCTCACATTGACATCATCAACCGGATCAACCGTGCTGAGCTTCAGTTGTTGACCACGATGGCGATCCAGGCTTTCCGTCAGCGTGCGTTGAAGTCGACGGAAAATGGGTTGCCGAAGGTCGATGAGAACGGCAACGCGATCGACTACGCCTCGATCTTTGAGGCCGCGCCGGGAGCGTTGTGGGAGTTGCCCCCTGGGGTTGATATCTGGGAATCGCAGCCGAACGACTTCACTCCGATGTTGTCGGCGATAAAGGAGCATATTCGACAGCTGTCGTCGGCGACCAAGACTCCGTTGCCGATGCTGATGCCGGACAGCGCGAACCAGTCAGCTGAGGGTGCGCACAACATTGAGAAGGGCTTCTTGTTCAAGTGTCAGGATCGGCTTTCGATAGCGAAGATCGGCCTGGAGGCCATCTTGGTCAAGGCGATGCAGCTTGAGGGCGAGGCCGTTGAGGACACAGTGGATGTGTCGTTCGAATCTCCAGATCGTGTGACGCTGGGGGAGAAGTATGCTGCCGCCTCTCTGGCTAAGGCGGCCGGCGAGTCGTGGGCGTCTATCCGGCGGAATATCCTGAACTACAACGCCGATCAGATCAAGCAGGACGATCTCGATAGGGCGCGTGAGCAGATAACTTTGTTCGCCGGCAACTCGGTGCAGCGACCCCAGGAAGATGGATCACGCTGAGTATGCGGCTGCGACCGCTGAACTGAGGCGCAGACTGCTCGAATATGTGTCCGCAGCGTGGACATCGGTAACGCTGTCTGACAGTGGACTGCGAGAGCTGGCATCTTCGGTGGCACCGGTTGTCCAAGCGGCCCAAGAGTCGATGGCGGCCATGACTTCGGTGTACATCGCAGAAGTCACCCAGCAGTCACCGGTGCAGGCCGTCGAGGTTTCCGCGATTCGCGGTGTGCCGTCGGAGACGGTGTACGCGCGACCTGTGATCACAGCACGTACGGCACTGTCGGAAGGTAAGAGCGTCGCAGCGGCACTCCGGGCCGGTCAGCGTCGTATCGAGAACCTGGCGGGCACCGACCTGCAACTTGCAAAGACGCACCAGGCTAGGTCGTCGTTCGCCCGCAGCGGTGTCCAGTTCTACCGCCGCGTCTTGACCGGCAGAGAGAACTGCGCGCTGTGTGTCATCGCATCAACCATGCGGTACCGCAAAAACTCGTTGATGCCCATTCATCCGGGCTGTGATTGCGATATTGACGTGATCCCGCCGGGGATGGACTTCGACACGATCAGCACGGAGCTTCTCAACGAGACGCATGACCAGGTGAAGGCGTTCGCGAGTATCGCGGATCGCGGCGGACGCGCCGTTGACTACCGAAAGTTGATCGTCACTCGGGAGCACGGCGAGGTTGGGCCCGTCCTCGCATGGCGTGACCAGAAGTTCTCAGGCCCCAGAAGCATCCAGCGCTGACCCCGGCGGTCTGGATAACGCACACATGGCCCGTAACGGGCATGTCACAAAGAAAACCCATCCGCAAAGGAAACAAACCCTCATGTCTGATGATGTGACAGCAGAAACGTCGGAACACAGCGCCGTAACGGAGCCAGTGGAACCGGCAGGCGACCAGGACGCAACCGCCACGGTTGAGGAGCCCACGCAAGCTCCGAAACCAACTGAGACGGTCGAGTTCTGGAAGAAAATGGCCCGCAAGAACGAGGCGCAAGCCAAGGAGAACTTCGCGGACGCCAAGAAGTGGCGGGAGTCGCAGGAAAAGATCGGCGACGACCCGCTGGCCCGGATCGAAGAACTGGCACGAAAGTTCGAGACGGCTGAGCGTGAACGCATCCGAAGTGAAGTGGCGCGTGAAACGAAAGTCGACCCGGAGTTCATTCATGGCGATACCGAGGAAGAGATGCGCGAATCCGCCGACCGGTGGAACGAGTTCGTCAACAAGCGGATCGAAGAAGCGCTGAAGGCCAAAACGGCATCGTCGGCCGTGCCGACGTCGGAAGTCACATCAGACAAGAAGGTTGAAGGCCCGAAGCCTCTCACCCCGGCTGAGTACGCGGCGCTGCCGCCTGCCGAGCGAAAGAAGGCGCGCGAAGAGGGCCGACTTGACAGCTATCTACGTGGAGAACTCCACTAACACAGAAGGGAGCCAAAAATGGCTTTCAACAACTTCATTCCCGAGCTCTGGTCGGACATGCTCCTGGAGGAGTGGACCGCCCAGACCGTTTTCGCCAACCTCGTCAACCGCGAGTACGAAGGCATCGCCAGCAAGGGCAACGTGGTGCACATCGCTGGCGTGGTGGCACCTACCGTCAAGGACTACAAGGCCGCTGGCCGGCAGACCTCGGCGGACGCCATTTCTGACACCGGCGTCGATCTGCTCATTGACCAGGAGAAGTCGATCGACTTCCTGGTCGATGACATCGACCGGGTTCAGGTCGCTGGCTCGCTGGAGGCCTACACCCGTGCGGGCGCCACGGCCCTGGCCACCGACACCGACAAGTTCATCGCCGATCTGCTGGTGGACAACGGAACCGCGCTGAGCGGTTCGGCACCTACGGACGCTGATGACGCGTTCGACCTGATCGCCACGGCGCTCAAGGAGCTGACGAAGGCGAACGTCCCGAACGTGGGGCGTGTCGTTGTCGTGAACGCGGAGATGGCGTTCTGGCTGCGGTCGTCCGGGTCGAAGCTGACCAGTGCAGACACCTCCGGCGACGCTGCTGGTCTGCGCGCGGGCACCATCGGGAACCTCTTGGGCGCCCGGATCGTGGAGTCGAACAACCTGCGGGACACCGACGATGAGCAGTTCGTCGCGTTCCATCCGTCGGCGGCGGCGTATGTGTCGCAGATCGACACCGTTGAGGCTCTGCGGGATCAGGACAGCTTCTCTGACCGTATCCGTGCTCTGCATGTGTACGGCGGCAAGGTTGTCCGACCCACTGGCGTGGTCGTCTTCAACAAGACGGGCAGCTAGTGCTCGCTACTGCCGATGATGTTGCCGCGGCGCTGGGGCTGTCCAGCGCCGCGGACCTCACTGATGAGCAGTCAGACCGGGCCGGCGCGCTGCTGGAGCGTGTCAGTGATGCGTTCCAGCGCGCGTCGGGTCGAGTGTTCACCGATGGCGTCACCCGTGTGCGGGCGAACGTGGTCAACGGCAGGGCGTGGCTTCCCGGCCTCGTGGTCGAGGTCCGCAGCGTTGAGGGTATCGACGGCGCTGCTGTGGATTTCACTCAGGATGGTGACTATGTGGACGTATCCGAGAATGGGCGCCCACTGGTAACCGGAACGGTCGTGGTGGTTGAGTACGTCGGCGGCGGCGCGCCGGAAGCCGTCACGGCGCTCGTCGCGTCTGTGGTTGCGCGACATCTGACGGTGCAGCCCGGTTCGGTGCAGTCGCAGGCCGTATCACTCACGGCTGGTCCGTTCACTCAGCGCAACGCAGAGTGGGTCTCAAGCACCTCATTGTTCACCGCCGATGAGCTTGCCGAGGTTCGCCGGTTCGCGCATCCCATCCCGACTATCACGGTGCATCGGCTGTGACGTTCCCCGTTTCGTTCACTGTGACGCACTACCCGCACGTGGGTGATGATTCGGATGGACTGGGGAACACGATCCCGGTGTTCGGGCCTGGTGTTCCGGTGGGTGCTATTCAGTTGGCGCCGCATGTCCAGGTGGTTGGCTCGGCGACGATGACCGAAACGGAAGTTGTCGATGTGGACCTGTATTTGCCGGTGGGTTCACCAGTGGCGGTGAAGGATCGTGTCGAGTTCGGCGCGGACGTGTTCGATGTTGTCGCGGTTCGGGACTGGACATTGGGGTTCCACGGCTGGGCACCTGGTCTGGTTGCCGAGTTACGAAAGGCGGCTTAGCTGTGGCGAGTGGCCCTACAAAGAAGAATCCGCTGGCGAAGTTCGGTATCAGTCTCGACGACTTCGACAAGCTGCCCGAGGTGAATCAAGGCGTCAACGAGTTTATGGATGAGGTTGCCGCCGCGTGGAAGCAGAACTCTCCGGTGTCGTCGGGCGATTACCGCGATTCGGTTCAGGTGACGGAACGTTCCACGAACAAAGGCCGCGGCAAGGTGGGCGCGACCGATCCGCAGGCGCACCTTGTGGAGTTCGGGTCGGTGCACAACGACGAGTATGCGCCGGCCCAGAAGACGGCTAAGCAGTTCGGCGGCACCGCTTATGGCGATCGATAGCGCTCCGAGTATTCACCGCGTGCTGGTGGAGTGGCTTTCTCCGCTGGGGAAGGTTTCGACGCGCAGGGTGGCGAATGATCCGTTGCCGCACCGGGTTGTGCGTCGTGTTGACGGTGTGGATGCGCCTGAGGTTGCGCAGGATGTGGCGGTTGTGTCTGTGCACACGTTCGCCGCTGGTGATGCTGCCGCCGACGTGGAGGCCGGTTTGACGCATCAACGGATGGTTGAGCTGTCGTTGAATCCGTTGACGTTGATCACCCTTCCGGGGGGTGTGCTGGTGACGATTGATTATTGCCGGTCGTTGATGGCTCCGATTCCTGTTGAGTACAGCGACGATCCGCATGTTGTTCGGTACGTGGGCCGATACGAGGTCGGACTGCCGTACCTGTCCTGAGTTTCAGCCCGAAAACAACCAAAGAAATAAAGCCCCTCGCCCGATTTCTGGGGCTTGGGTCTTTTTTGTTTCGCCGGAGTTCTTTTTGCAATCCGGTCCACATCATGATCGAGAGGAGCGTCCTATGACGCAGCCAATGACCGGCACCGATTGGAGCGCCGGCGGATTCACTGACATTCACAAGCCGTTCATTGAGCGTGGCGGTTTGCAGGCGGTGTTCATTCGTGACAACCGCGGCGCGGCGACGGACATGTCGCCGTTCGAGGATGACTGCGTGACGGTGAAGTGGTCGCCGTTCGCGCAGGACGGCAAGATTCGCGACGACCTTTTCATCCGCCGCAAGGTGAACGGCAAGTACGAGTACAACACCGACCCGAATGAGGGCTGGTGGCACATCGGCTGCAACCCTGAGGATGGCGGTGCGGAACGTGAACCGGACGTCACCTCTGACGATTTGATGGTGCTGCAGTCGAAGTTCCCGGTCGATTCTGAGGTGACGGAGAAGTCGTATTCGGTGCGGTTCGTGGCGCTCGGTACGGCCGATCCGCTGATTCACCGACTGGAGTCGGAACTTCCGTTGTGCGACAACGACGGTAATCCGCTGGTCGCGCTTCCCGGTACCCCTGACTACGGTGAGGGTCCGCTGCTGGACGCTGACTCGGCGGAGTACCAGCTGCTGCTGCTGTATGCGCGCCGCACCTCGGGCGGGTTCATTTACCGCGCTGAGGGTTATCCGGCGGTGAAGCTGGACGACCAGGCGTCCAAGCAGCGGTCGAAGACCGATCCTGATACGGCGGACCTGACGTACAAGGTGCTGCCGAACGAGTACTTCATGCGGCCCGATCCGGCTGGGACGATTGCACTGGTTCCCGGCTACTTCTACGTGTGGATGGGTGGCCCCGGATGGGCTGAGCAGTACTCGGACGGCAGCTAGCCAGAAAAGCCCCTGCCGGGTGGGTGTTTGTGGCGCGCCGCATGGTGCGTCCGGGGCTGGCCCCCACCCGGCAGGCCCCTCTCCCTCAGCCCCGTCTTTCAGCCCCCGTGATTGCGTGAAAGGAAGCCCCAAATTCTCATGACTACTTCGAAGCCCACCAACAATGGTGCCGCGGCCCGTGAGCAGGCCACCGAGTTTGATTCCCCGTTCGCTGATCGTGTCCTTCGGTTCGACGACGGAACTACGATGTCGATCCCGCCTCACCCGAATCTTCGGATGCTCGACGACGACGCTCTGGAAGCTTACGAGGCGTACCTCGAAGAGATCGAAACTTACGACCGGGAACCTGACCTGTACATCCCGGAGCAGAAAGTTAAGGACCGAGACGGCAACGAGATGGTCCTGCCGGCGGAGACCCGCCCCGGCGCGGTGAAAGGCCCCCCGTACTACAAGGACGGTAAGCGTGTGTCGCCGCCGCGTGAGGTGCGGATCGTTCAGGTCGTGTTGGGCATGGACTCCTACGAGGTGTTGCGGTCGAAGAAGATCAACGGGCGTCCCGCTGGTGCGCGTGATGTGTGGCGGGCGTGGACGGAGCAGGGTTTCTCGATCGCGGAGCGAGCTGAGTCCGACTCGAAAAGTGATGGAGGCCCAGTGGTTTTGGAGACTGTATCCGAGGCAGATAGCGAGTGATCTGCGGCGTTTCTTCGGGTTGAGTGTTGCGGATTGGCATCAGGGCAGGCTGTCCAGTTTGGAGTTGCTGGACCTGTTCGGGGTGCGGTTCGTGGACAACACCGAGGAGCGCGTTCGGGAGTTGTATGTGGATTTCGCTCCTGTTGATGGTGCGGTGGCGCGGGCTGTTCGTGGTGGGCGTTGGTCTGAGCCGGAGTTGATCGCGGCGGAGACATATAACGAGATCGCCAGGTTTCGAGCGTCGTTTCATGCGTCGAAGAGTCGTAAAGCTGTGTACGAGCCGTTTGCGTTTGAGGATCCGGTTGATCGGCTGGAGAAGGCGCGAGCGTCGGTTGAGGCGCACGAGTTGCAGCGTGAGGTTGAGGCCGATCTGTTCGGCTGGTGACGGGGAGGTGAGTGTCTGATGTGTGCTATTGATGGATGCGATCGACGAGTCTTCTCCCATAAGAACGGGCTGTGCGCAACACATGACCGATACCTGCGCCGGTTTGGCATTGCGGAGCCGACGCTCCAGCAGAGATTGTTTGCGAAGGTGGACAAGTCTGCGCCAGGTGGGTGCTGGCTTTGGACGGGCGGAACTACTAACCATGGGTATGGGAGGTTTAATAACCTTTCGCCGCACCGTCTTTGCTATGAGTGGGCGCACGGAGAGATCCCGCCCGGTATGGAGATAGACCACATCTGCCACGTCACTCTGTGTGTCAACCCGGATCATCTTCGCGTTACCACCGCGAAGCAGAATCGTGAGAATAGATCCTCTGGGTGGGGCAGGAGCGGAGTGCGTGGCGTGCGTTTCAAGGCTGGCAAGTGGGAGGCGGTCGTAGTTCATAACCGTCAGCACATTTACTGCGGACGGTTCGAGAGCAAAGAGTCCGCCGCTGCGGCCGCTAAGGCGAAGCGAATCGAACTGTTCACTCATAACGACGGTGACCGGGGAGCGTAATGCCTATCTACGTCAACATTATTTCCCGTCTTGATGAGCGTGCTGCTGCGGTGGCGGCGAAGAACATTGAGCGTGAGATGGAGGCGGCTGGGGCGCGCGCGGGGTCGTCTGCTGGTCGTGCGATCGGTGAGAATGTGGGCCGGGAGGCTGCGGCTGCGGGGCGTAATGCTGGCGAGCAGTTGTCGCGTGAGGTTGATCGTGCGACGCGTCAGGCTGGTTCTCGTATTGTTGATGGTTTTTCGTCGCATGGTGTGTCGGCGGGCCGGGGGTTTGGTTCGTCGTTTGGTTCGTCTCTTGCGTCGTCGTTGCCTGTGGCGGGCCGGTTTTCGGCTGCGTTGTCGGGGTATGAGGGTGCGGCGTCGAAGGCTGGCGCGTTGGCTGGTCGTGCGTTGGGCACGGCGTTCACGGCGGCCGCGACGGGCATTATCGGCGCCGCCGGTGTTGCCCTGTTCAAGGGGTTTGATCGGTACAAGTCTCTTGATGCGACGTCGCATCGCCTTGCTGCGATGGGGAACAGCGCCGAGCAGGTCAAGACGATCATGTCGGATATCAACGAGGTCGTCGTTGGCACTCCGATTGCGTTGGACGAGGCGGCGAAGGCTGCTACTCAGTTCCTTGCTGGTGGGGTGAAGCAGGGTCGCCCGTTGCAGGCGGCGTTGACGGCGATTGCGGACGCGGCGGGTGCATCTGGGCAGAAGTTCGGCGACCTGGCCGTCATCTTCAACCAGGTGTTCAACAAGGGCAAGCTGCAGGCTGAAGAGATGTTGCAGCTCAATGAGCGTGGCATCAATGTTCAGGCGGCGTTGCAGAAAGAGTTCGGCCTGACGAGCGCTGAGATTCAGAAGATGTCGAAGGACGGCACGATTTCGTTCGGCATGCTTGTGCAGGCGATTGAGGGCCAGTTCGGTGGCATGTCGAAGAAGCTGGCCGACACTGTTGACGGCGCCTTGTCGAACATGAATGCCGCTGTGGGGCGTGTTGGGGCGAACTTCATTTCGGCGCTGTTCGGCGACCCGCTGGACACGACGGAGGGTCCTGGCGCGCTTGCCAAGTCGATCAACAATGTGACCGACAAGCTGGATGACCTGAACGCGTGGATCGTCGCGCACAAGGACGACATCAAGCGCACCTTCGAGGAAGCTGCCGAGACTGCGCAGGATTTGTGGGATGCGCTGTCGAGCGTAGTCGAAATGCTCGACCGGATCGGTATCAGCGTTGGGGACGTGGTGACCGCGTTCGTGGCGTGGAAGTCCATAGCTGGCATCACGGCCCTGACGCAATCTCTCTCAACGGTGAGCACGACATTGGCCGGTCTTCCCGCGACGGCCGATAAGTCGGCTAAGGGAATCTCTGCCGCGTTGTCGCGTGTGGCGGTCCCAGCGTGGCTGGCGTTCCTGGTTGCGCAGAACGGCCCTGAGATTGAACAGGCCATTCAGGACGCGATTCCAGGTGCGGATAGCTGGAATCACTCCAATACGCCGGATCAGTTGGGTCGCAGTGCCCGTGAGTGGTGGGACCGCAACATTCAGGGCGGCACGGGGGTTGATCCGCAGCCGTCTCCGCTTCCTCAGCTCGGCGGCGGGTCTGGACCTGGCACGCCAACGGTTGGCGGCATTCCGATTCCAGGGCTTGTGGGTACGAACTCGAACGGTCCAGCGTCCCCGTTCGGTAACCTTCCCGGTCAGGTTCCATTGGATGTTTCCGTGGAGGATCGCCGCGGGCGTCGTGGTGGCGGCGCGCCTGGTTCGGATGGGGCACCCGCGGATGGCCCGTTGGCTGATCTGTTCCCGGGCGCGGTGGGGGCTGATGGTGGTAGTGGTTCTGGCCCGAAGTTGCCGGATGCGCCTGTGTTGCCGTATGACACGACGTTGCCGCCGGGGATTGCTGGTATGCCACCCGACGCGGCCGTGTTCTCCGCTGAGTCGTCGTATCTGGATGCGCGTCACAAACTGGCGGAGAAGCGTGCCCGCGCCGCCCAATTGGAGCAGTCCACCGAAGCCACCGAGCAGGACCGCCTCAAGGCCCGCAACGATGTGATCGAAGCTGAACGCGACCTTCAGGCCGCCGAGATGCGCATGAGTGATGCCCGCGCGAATCAGTACGAGAAGCTGACGAAGCAAACCGACAAGCATGTCAAGGATTTGGGGCAGATCGGTGCCCAGCTTGATCAGGATTTCGGTATCTCGAAGGGTTTGGCGGGGATCGCGGAGAACATCACGAAGTTCGTGGCGAACCTCGCTGCGGCACCGTTGTTGGGGCAGTTGCAGGCCATTTCGGCCTATAACCCGACTCAGGGTGGGCACGGGTTGATGGGTGTGCTCGGCGCGCAGGGTGTGTTCGGGCCGCAGTACCAGAACAACCAGTATGACCGGGGCTCCTACCCGTCCGCCGGTGCGACCGGTGTGTCCATGACGCCGATCGGTGCCTATCCCGGTGACGCGGCGCTACTCGCCAACGTTCCGGCGGGCCGGTACGCGCAAGTCCAAGCAGCCGACCTCACAAAAGGATTGGGCGACTGCTCCAGCGCTGTTGAGGATCTGGTCAACATTCTCGATGGCAGGTCCACCGAGGGTAGGTCACTTTCCACACATAACGCTGATCAATGGTTGCAGTCCCGAGGGTTTGTGCCGGGGTCAGGTGGGCCTGGCGACTTCCGGGTCGCGTTCAACAGTGGTCACATGCAGGCGACGCTGCCTGGCGGGACGCCGTTTAACTGGGGTAGCGATTCTGCCGCAGCTCAGCGGGGGCTCGGAGGGTCGCAGGGTGCTGACGATCCATCGTTGACGTCGCGGTATTACCGTCCGGTGACGTCGGTTCCTGGCGGGTCAGCGGCGGCTGCTAGCGCGCCGGGGTTGTACAGCCCGCAGAACACCAACCCTGCGTTGAATAACCCGCCGGCTCCGGTGTCGTCGGGTGCGTGGGCGACGAATCCTGCCCCGCTGCCCACCACGGGCGGCGGTGGCGGCCCGATGGCCGCTGGCGCACCGCAAGGCCTGTTCACTGGCGGGCCGACGAACACCACCAACATCGGGGCGAACGTCGCACCGTATGCCGGGTCCGGCTCCGGTGGTATCGGCATGGACGGTGGTGGTGCGCTTGGCATGGCGGTGCAGGCCGGTGGTATGGCGCTGGACGCGATGGCCCCGGGTGCGGGTCAGGCCGCGCAGACTGGGGTGAAGCTGATCAACCGTGCCATCGAGTACGGCGGTCAAGTCGCCGCGATCGGCGCCCAAGGGTTGATGGAAACGTTCTTGCCTACGGGTGGTTCGGATTTGGCGAACAACAACTGGATCACCCGCATTGCCGGGGGGATTGCTGGTGCGGCCCCGGCGTTGCCGAACCTGGCCGGCCAAGCATCCCAGCAGCGCAAGGACATCGACCCACAGGCCACAGGCCAGGGTCAAACCCAAGTCAACCAGGGTGGCGACACGAACATCACGGTCAACAACCAGCGCGCCACCGAAGACGGAACAGGCCGCGACATCGCGTATCACCTGCAAAACCAGTACGTCATGCCGGGAGGGTAAATGGCTAAGAAGCATTACCCCGCCACTGGTGTAACCCCGCACGGATGGTATGACCTCGCCAAGGGTGAAAAGCCGATGATGTGGCTCGACGCCTACGACGAGTCGATCACTTTCCACATGATGGGCGGGATGGCGGTCCCTGACCGGGTTGTAGCCCCGGAGATGGTGCACCTCACATCACTCAAGGGGTTGATCCCGCCGTGGAAGCACATCGACCAGAAGGGCGCCACCGAGGACGGAATCACCAATATTGATGCGCTCTACGACCCGATTGAGGTTGAGGTGGGGGTGGAATGCCGTGGCCGGTCGCCGAAGTGGACGCGCAGGGTCTACCGCGATCTGGTCGCGTCGATCGACGCGAAGCAGGAATCGACGTTGAACTTCCTCACCCACGACATGGGGCACTGGTGGGCGCCGGTCAGGTGGTTCCAGGGCGCGCCGCAAGCACCGCTGGAGATCGGCAAGCGGCAGCGTGAAAGTTTGCGACTGCGGGCCGATTCGGGGTTCTGGCGTACCTACGACTACGCGGCGAGTTTCCAGTTCGAGTACGAGTCGATGACCGACACGTTCAACTACGACACGTCGGGCACGCAGGACCTCGGCGCGGACTGGCCGCTGTACTACGAGGGTGACGGCGGCGGGTACATCTACTCCAACGGTGACCAGGCGAGGTGGCGGGACGACCCGGACGATCCGCTGACAACGGATACCCGCGAGGTGGTGTGCGGGCCGTACAAGGATTTCGACACCGACACCGACAATCAGGTTGTGTCGATGGTGCTCGGCGGGTTCCAAGAGTGGAGCCTGCCTGATAGTGGGGCGAACGACCTGTGGGCTCGCATGGGCCGCGACAGCAACGGAGACTGGGACGGTAATGGCATCCGCATGCGGGTGCAGGGCAACTGGATCAAGCTGTCGAGGTTCAACAACTTCTCGCAGACGGTGATGTTTCAGCGGCCGCTTCTGGTGGCCCCGCTGATTGGGGAGAAGTTCACCCTGGTTGCCGGGTATGAGGGCGATCCGCGCATGTTCAAAGTGTTGCGCAATGGGTTGCCGATCTTGTCGCACAAGGAAACCGGCACTGGTAGCGAGCTTGGCCCGGATTATCGGGGTATTGGGTTTGGTATGCAGGCCGGTGGCGCGTTGATCACGCAGGCGACACCAGCTCCGGTGCGGAAAGTGTCGGCTGGCGACAATGCGAATGTCACGCAGTCTGGGTTTGTGTCGATGGTCAATGTTGGTGACCAGCCGATGTATTGGGATGCGACCTTGTTTGGCCCGGGCACGTTCCGGTTGTATGACGGTCCCGGCGCGGATGAGTATGTGGAGTTTGGTCCGCTGCTGCCCAATCAGATTGTGTTCCTACGTACCGACCCGCGCTCACAGACGACGTTGGTGCAGGATTTGACGTCGGTGCCGCCGTCGCCGCAGGAGTTGAACATTTTCCAGCAGGCGGTGAAGTCGTTGTTGTCGTTCTTCTCGGAGCGGAACGCGTTCACCGACCAGATTGGGTCGCTGTTTGGGATTGTTCCCCCGCAGGGCAATTTCTATAAGTACCTGTCGGGTCGGTTCAGTGAGAACGCGGCGATCCCCGCGAAGTCACCTGGCGAACCGGCGCAGCAGTTCTTTGTGAAGACAGAAATTGTTGGTGGCAACGCTGACTCGAAGGTGATTCTTTCGGGGACTCCGTTGCGCCGCTACCCGATGTAGCCCCTGTAGTGGGTGAATTTGTGGCGCCTGTGAACCTGGGAAAGGAGGGGATGACGGTTGTCGAAGTTTGAACGCGAAACAGCCGCATGGCAATCCGCCCTCCAGTCCGGCGACCCCAACAGGATCGCACGAACCGCGCGGGCGTTGACGGAACGCAAATCGAAGGTAGACACGTCGTTCCGGTTCACGGTGTGCGACAAGTTTTGGCAGCCGATGGGCGCTGTCGGTGGCGACCTGATCGAGGCGTCGGGTGCTGACCCGCGCAACGATGTTGAAACCGGCCGGATCGTCCTCAAAGGGAACAGCCCTCTCATCCCTTTGTTCATGGACTGCAAAAAGACGATGGTCGGTGTCATCGTCGAGACAGCCGGTTTGCGGTATGCGTTCTACACGAAGAACCACACCTACGAGTACCGCGACAGCGCATGGACCGGCACCGCTGAACTGCGCGGTATCCGCGACATCCTCAATTACTACGTGATTTGGCCGTCGTGGTGGCTGCCGATTCAGGCACAGCCGTTCTCGCACGCGATCTTCGTGTGGGCGCTGCAAACCGTCGTGGAGAACATGGTCGCAGAATGCGCTCTGCGGTTGCAGTCCGGGTGGCTGGAGTTCATCAACAACGGCTTGTCGTTAAACCCGGATATCCGGGCATGGTTCGGCACCGTTCTGCAAGCCCTGTCGCGTGACGGGCTGTCGGTCCAGGCGTTCACCCGCATGCTGCGAACCCCGGTGTATGTGTCACGCACCAATCCACTGCTGGACACGTCGCCGATGGTGGCTCGCACAGTGCGGATGGAAACCGTTCAGGCCGTCATCAAGGACGTTACCCAGTCGTACGGTGTGGATACCCGCATGGATTTGTGGCTTCCAGGTGATCCGCAGCCTGACAGGTGGGCGAACCTGGACCAGCCTACCTACGTGTTTTCCACAGTGGACCGGTCGCAGATCACTGGTCCGACGAAAACCGTGCTCGATTCGGTGCTGCGCACCACGATTGACCTTGGCGGGTCGCTGGGGGACATCTTCAAACCTGTCATCAAGCAGGTTCCCGGCATGGACGGCGTGTTTTATGCGCCCGCGTTGGGTGTGGATTTCGAGCAGCCATACGCCTATTTCGTGGCCCCCGAGCCGGGTGAGGACACCGGCATCGATGCGTGCACGATCACTGACCACACACCTGAGGGTTGGCAGCACATTATTGGTGGCCGTAGCCCAAAGTGGTTGAACGACTTGATGAATGCCACCTTCGCATGGCTAATCGACTCGCTGATGATCGTTGTTGGATTCACCGGCATACCGTCCGATCTGCTGTCGGGGTTCCTGAACAACAGCTTCCTGGCTTTCCAGTTGATTCAGCATTACGACCGCCGTGACGAAGTTGGCCCGTACCATCCGGCGATCGAGCGGTTCTATCCGACAGCATCAGCGCCGTACAACATCGAAACGGTGTTCGCATTCATCAACGCCTTGTTTGATTCGCAGGGCAAGACGACGGCGACGGTGCAGTTCCGCAACGGTGCCCAGTATGCGTTGGGTCGGGACGTTTTTCGCGGCGGCCTGATGTCGCTGGTGTTCATGTCACGTACCCGAATGGTGACTGACTACATCGAAAACGTCATGTGGCGGGTTTCCCAGGATGAGCGGAAGGTGATCGCGCAGTTGGGGGATGGACGCAAGTCGGAGGCCCCGTTGGCGAAGCATCAGCGGTTCATCACGGGGATTTTTGAAACGTTGTCGGTCCTCACGCTGTCACCTCAGGGATAAGCAGCGGTCGTCCTTTCTTTCTGTAACTCGCCCAATGTGAATGGAGCGTGCCTTATGTCGTGGCCCTTGAATCCTGCTGGGACTCACTATTTGTTTGAGGGGATCGTGGAGATTCCTGTCGATCCTACGGCGGGTGCGGCGATCCTCCAGTTGCGTCCGCAGGGCGGTATCGGTGTTGGTGTGCCCGCGATTGAGAAGGGTGATCCGGGTGTGCCGGCCACGTTCGATACGACGGTGAATCTGACGGAGCTGGACCCGGACGATCCAACCCCGGCGGAGGCGTCGCTCACTGAGATCACGCCACCTGGAACATCCACGCCGGGTGTGTACCGGTTGAACCTGGCGCTGCACGCCGGCGCGAAGGGCGCGGATGGTGAGGCGGTGTGGGACCCGACGGATGTTGATCCGTCGCCGGTTGCGGGTCAGGTGCCGGTGGTGAATTCGACTGCTGATGGGTTTGTGTTGGCGGCGCAGCGTGTGGGGGACCGGTATGTTCCGGCGTCGATCAACAACACTGCATCGGGTAACGCGAACTCGACTTTGGCTCAGGTGTCGATCCCGGCGCAGCCTTTTGATTGGCGGCCGCGTGTGCAGGGGTACACGGTGGTCACCGGTGAGGGTGCGGATGTTCGGGTTGATTTGGTGGCCCGGTTGAACGGTGAGACTGGCGGCAACGTGATCGGCCGGTGCCCCGGTGTGGCGCAATCGGAGCGGCTGACGCTTGTTTCGGGACCTGCGGCGGGCTCATCGGATGGGTTTGACCGTGTGGCGGCCGGTACACCGGCGACGATCTATTTCCGGTGTGAACGTCAGGCGGGGTCGGTGACGTACACGACTTCTGCTTCTACGTCGATGTTTTCGGTTGAGGTTTGGCCGCTGTCATGACGTCATCGTTTGATCCGTTGCCGGAGTGGGCGCATGCGGTGCCGTCTGAGCCGGGTATTCACCCGGAGCAGTCGGCGTTGCAGTGGCAGCGTCCGTTCACTGTTCAGCAGCTGCTTGAGATTGGTGAGCAGTTCATCGAGCAGTTTTTGGCGTGGGTGGTGCGCGCGGTAGCTGGGGTGTTCATCCCTGGTGAGGCGTCGTTCGACCAGTTGCGTGATTGGGCTTTGAACATCCCCATTCTCGGGGACATTATCGAGGCGATCACCGGCCTTGTGGGTGGCGGGGTTGAGGAACTGACCCAGTTCTTCACGAACGTTCGAAACTTCTTCCAGTCGATCGACTTCAACGATCCGAGTTTCAACCCGCTTCAGGCTGCGGCGCAGTTGGTGAACATCATCCTTGCGCCGCTGCGCAATTTGCTGCCCAGTTTGTTGACGATTCTGCCGATCGGTGGCATATCAAACCAAGCACCGAACATTCTTCCTGCCCCGAAGTTCCCTGAGGGGTCGGTGGGCGAGAACGCGGATTGGGTTGTGGACCCGTCGCATTCTCGCAGCGGGGATGGTACTGGCGCGGCGAAGGTCATTGCCGATGGCACGTTGAAGGCGCTGCGGTCGGGGCAGAATGTTGGCGATTTCTTCGCGGTGGGCGAAGGCCAGACGGTCACTGCCCGGGTGTTTGTGTCGCATGAGGGGTATGTGGGCACGGGCGCGCCGATTCGGTTGCAGCTGGTGCCGTACATCGACGGTGTTGCACAGCCCCCTGTGGATTTGAACGCGTACGCCCCCCAGGACGCGAACTTGGCGTGGCCCGGTAAGGAGCTGTCGGGGGAGTATCGGGTGCCCGCTGGGGTGACTGGTGTGCAGACCCGGTTCGTGGTGACCGAAAACGCCACTGCGGGCACGTTCTGGTGGGATGACGCCGAGGTCAAGCAGACCGGCGTTATTCAGCAGTCGTGGGTCGAGGGTCTTCCGGAGATTCTGCAAACCTTGTTGGCACGGGTGCAGTTGACGATTGACACGGTGGTGTCGGCGATCCGCGGCGGCGTGCAGACCGTTGAGAACACGCTGGAGGATTTGTTCGACGCTTTGCGCAACATCTCCCCGGAGTCAATCGCCGGCATGCTCGGCCCGGAGAATCTGCGGGAAACCATCGAGAACATCGTCAACAGCATTGTCGGTGGCCTGGTAGGCCTTCCAGGTATTGGTGCTGGCATCGCCGACCTGTTCAACGTGTTGCAGGAGATCGCCTCGCGCGCCAGCTTGGGGTTGTTCTCGTGGGACATCCTTGGCATCAGGACCAACAAGCCCGTCGATAGTGGTTTGTTGCCGTCGGAGCGGTCCAACTTCCCGCTGTCGAACGTCACGACGTGGCTGGAGGCCACGCAGAGCAATTCGCTCATCGGTGTTGACCTGATCGAAGAGTCGATGCCGCTTGGCGTGGTGTCGTGGATCGGCTACGGCCTTTCAGGGATCACCGAGTTCTACGTCAACATCTGGAAGGTCGACTTGGCGTCGGGCGACTGGACGCTGGTGCACCATTCCCCGAACATCGTGGGGCTTTTGGGCGGCACGGCCGCCCCCGGGGAGTTCATCTCCTACGAGCTGGATGACCCGGTTCCCGTGGTGGCGTCTGAGGCGTACGCCTATGAGCTTGTCCCGGTGGGCGGTACGCATTATGTGCGTGGCCGCGTGGCGGACTTGCCGAATCATCCGACGTCGCAGATTGTGTCGCTGGCGGCCACCAGAAACAACACGTCGCCGGATAGCCCGCCGTCGTCGATTGCGAAGGCGTCGGTGACCCGCTCGGGCGATGTGCCGTGGGTGAGTATCGCCGTGGATACAGGTTCCGGCGGTGACCATCACGATCCGTTGAAGGTCTACCTTGGCACCGCGGCCACGGTGTTCCCGGTTCCGAACTGGGTGAACTACATCGACCCGGTTGCGGTGGGCGCTGGTGGTGGTGGTGCACAAGGCTGGGCATTGGGCATCAACGGTCAGGCCGGTCAGCCTGGGAAGTTCAACGCCACCACATGGGTGCGCGGTGAGCATTTCGGCGACAACGCCATCATCACCCTCGACCCGGGCGCTGGCGGCGTGGGCGGTCCTGGTGACGGCGCTGCCGGTGGGAACACCACGTTGTCTATCTCCACGCCCGGGGGTGACACGTATTCCATTGTCGCCGAGGGCGGCGCGGCGGGCACCACTGAAGGGTTTTTGTCGAAACCTGTTGGCCGAGGCCCGGGCACGTTCACGTTCAACGAGCAGGACTATGTGGGCGGCGTTGACCAGAAGGTCATGGGCGGCCACGGTGCGCCGGCTGGTGGTGCCGGTAACGGCGGCAAGGGCTCGTTGGCGGCCTTTCAGTCCGGCGGCAATGGCGCTCCTGGTGGCGGCTGGGTGTTCTTCCGGCCCGACCCGCTGCCTGACCCTGACCCGGATTTGACGCCCCCGACGCCCCCCACGTTGGTGGAGCTGGTCGATTCAACTTTCAGCACTATCACGATTACGTGGTCTGGAGCAACAGACGTATGACAATCAAAGGGTATTTCGTTTACGCGAAAGAGAAGGACGCTTCGGGCGATTTCGTTCAGTTGAATCCCGACCCGGTGTTGCCGCCGTATGGGACAAACGGTTTGAAGTCGAACACCACGTACGAGTTCTATGTGAAGACGGTGGACAACGCCGGCTGGTTGTCGGACCCGTCGGATACCTACGAGTTCACCACTCCCGCGCACACTGCGGGTGATTTGTTGTCGCCGGAGGACCAGGCGATGGTGGATTTGATTGTGGAGGAGTCCCGCGCGGAGACCGGCCAGCCGGGGGTGATGTTGCAGATCACCGGTCCGCGCGGGAACTATGCGAAGGCGTATGGCACCACCGTGGGCGGCACGGTTCGCCCGTTGACGTTGGATGACCACTTCCGCATGGGTTCCTCCACGAAGATGTTCACCGCGATTGCGTTTTTCCAGGCCGTCGACAAAGGGTTGATCACGCTGGATGACACTCTGGAGCAGTACGTTCCGGGGATTCCGAACGGTACCGCGATCACGATGGGGCACATGCTGTCCATGCGGTCAGGTATCGCGGAGTATACGGCGGGTATCAACGCGCTCTGGATCACGCTGTTTCCGACGTGGCCATGGACGGGCGCGAAGGACTTCCTGGGCTCTATGAAAGGGCCGTCAAATTTCTATCCCGGCACCGACTACCTGTATACGAACTCCAACTTTGCGCTGATCGGGATGGTTCTAGAGATTGTTGACCCGGCCCATCGGCCGATCAAGCAGATCTTCAAAGAAGACATCATAGACCCTCTTGGGCTTACGGAAACGTCATGGCCGCCGATCGGTCCAGTTCCACCCCCAGCGTCGATCGCTGACACGTTCAACCCGAACTTCCTCGACGCTGCCGGCGCGCTGGCGACGAACATCAACGACTACACGAAGTTCGCGGAGGCGTTGCGGGACAACGCGATGGGCCTGTCGCCCGAGTCGTATGACGCGTGGCTGTCAACATTCTGGAAGCATCCCACGGGGTGGGACCCGTACGCGAACGGGTTCTACATTCCTTCCGAGTACTACTACGGGTACGGGATAGAGTCGTTCGGAACGTGGTTCGGGCATCCGGGACTTTTTTCGGGTGGCTGGTCGTCCACGATTTTCTTTGAGCGGGACTCGGGTGCGACATTCACGCTGCACGAGAACTCGAATACCTCCAACCCCCCGGCCGCGGGCTATACGCGAATTTGGGTGCGGGTGGCGGAGTATCTGTATCCCGGAACGATTACGAATGACCAGAACTGGCCGGTGCCGCCGGAGCCGGTGGATGTTGGGTTTGATGCCGTGTCGGGGGCTGGGGCTGGTGTCGGTAGCGCCACTGTGAACTTCAAGGCCTCCGAGGGGGCCACGGTGTTCGCGGTGGTGGCGTGGGACCGCGCGGGCTCAGCCCCGTCGGCCACGTATGGCGGCGCCGGCGGTGTACTTCTCGGGTCCGTTTCGCACAATGGCGATCCGGCGAATGGGGGCCTGGCGATTTTCCGCATGGAGAACGCAGGCTCCGGCGTTGCTCGCCAGATGAAGGCCACCGGCCCGGGCTGGGTGAGTGCGTATGCCATTTCGTTCAATGATGTTGTGTCGGTGGGCGCGCCGACGTTCGCGCACGGTAACGGTACTGCGCACAGCCAGTCGGTGACGGTACCGAGCGGGGTGACGCTGCAGGCGTTCTCGGCCGGGGCCGGGGGGGTGTCGTCGTCCAAGCTGACAACGATTCTGGGGGCGCGCTTGCGCGCGGAGCAGTCGGGGATCGCCCCGCCCCTGTGTGTCAACACAACCACGAGGACGGGGACGGTGAGCGCTACATCGGCGCAGCCGAACAGGTGGGCTGGCATGGCGGTGAACTTGCAGATTGGGGGATGAGCGTGGCTGTTGGCTGGTGGGCTGAGTCCCACGTCTCATTCGGCGTCACCATCACTCCCGAGGTGGGATTCCGCTACGGCGGTCCGAAACAAGAGTTCGGCGTCACCCTCACCCCCGAGATCGGCATGTCCGCTGTGGCGCACAACCGTGCGAGTTTCGGTTTGTCGGTGCCGGTCTCGCTGGGAATGGCTGCGGCCAGCCACAGCAAGGCGTCGTTCGGTCTGGTGTTCGCGCCATATATCGCGATGCGTGGTCCGGCCGCGTTCGAGCCGGTGTTTCCGTCCGAGGATTTGTATCCGTCGGTGTCGCTGTTCCCGACGCCGCGCGCGCAGTCTCCCGGTTTCGGGTTGTCGTTCACGCCGAGCCTGGGGTTCGAGGCCGCGCCGAAGTTTGCGCGGTCGTTCGGTATCGAACTGGACCCGCAGGTCGGCATGGGTACCGCACTCGGGTTCACGAAGGGCTTCGGGCTCGAACTGTCCCCGCAGGTTGGAATGTCCGGCGCGGAGCGGTATTACCGCGAGTTCGAGCTGACGTTGACCCCGGGAATCGGTATGGACGCCGTGGGTAATGACGGTGTTGACCCGGTGGCGTTCGACGCGGTAACCATGTCCCAGCAAGCGACGTCGACGTTCTCGTTCAACCACACGGCCACCGCCGGAGCGTCGGTACTGGTGTCACTGGTCGTACAGGGCAGCGACACGATCGCTTCTGTCACCTACGACGGATCAGCGATGACGCTTATCGGCAGCCAGGCTCTAAACAATAACGCTGGCAGTGGTTCCCAACACTTGTACGTCATTCATGGTGTTGCTGGCGGGTCCAAGCAGGTGACGGTCAACAAGCCCACCGGCTTCGGGTGGGTGGGCGCTGTCGCGGCCTCGTATCTGAACGCGACCACCACCGGCACTGTGCAGAAGTCATACGGAAACAGTGGTTCGGCAAGCCTGTCGGCGTCCGCGCCTGGAGACGGTGGCCGGGTAGTCGTTTCGTTCGCCAACATGGGGAACCGGACGTTTACACCCTCTGGCGGAACGAACCGATTCTCGGGTTCGGGCCTGTTCCCGATCCTGACCATCAGCGACGCGACGACGGCCACGAACTTCACGGCGACAAGCTCGTCGGGCACATGGGCCGCCATGGCGGTCCCGCTCAATCCCGTATAACCCGAAAGGAAACAATCATGGGCATTCCCAATGCAACTCACAAAGCAGCGTCGGACGCTATCGCCGGTCTCGGTGACTGGATCAGTGTGCATACCGGAGCTGCCGGCACCACAGGTGCGAATGAAGCCACGGGTGGTGGATATGCGCGGGAGCAGACGTCGTGGACGTCGGGCTCCACGGGCACCAACACCGGCGACGAGGTTGAAATCTCCGTGGCGGCAGGCACCTACGTGGAGGGCGGCATCTGGTCGGCCAGCTCGTCGGGCACCTTCGTCGGTTCGGAAGCTTTCGACGACGGTGACGTGGAGGTGTCCGGTACGGGGGCGAGCATCTCCGTGACGCCCCGCATAGTCGCCTGAAATCCTGGATAGGGGAACTGTTTTGAACATCAAAACTGATCATCAGATCGTCGCATTCGGCAACGACATGATGGGCTTGTTTGACCGTGACGGCACGCTGATTGTGCAGGCCGCCCGCGTGGTCGGCGGGTGGGAGGTCACCGCCGAGGGGCAGCCCCCGGCGACCGTGTTGGATCGGTCTTCGGCGATCACCGAAATGATCAACACCGCCCTCGCGGTGCTTCCGGGTGACGGTTATTCGTGCCTGGTGCCGAGGGGTTTGCGGGCGCAACCCTAGGAGGGGGTTTGGTATGGCTTATTCGAAGCAGTCGTGGGAGAACGTTCCCTCAACGAACACCCCGTTGTCGGCGGACCGTCTCAACCACATCGAGGACGGTATCGAAGGGGCGCATGAGGGGCTGGACGATAAGGCCGACCTCGCCCACGACCACGTTTTGGCCGATGTTACCGATGTCACCTCTACTGGCGCGGCTATTGCTGGCGCGGCGGATAACGATGCAGCCCTGGAGGCTTTGCAGCCGGAGTTGGACAACAAGATCCACGAGATCGTCGACTACTACGCGACCAACGAGTTGGATGTTCAGGTGGATGCTTCCGATGTGGTGTCGGGCACGCTGAGCATTAATCGCATCCCCGTGGGTAGTAGTGGTTCCACGGTGTGTGTTGGTAATGATTCGCGCCTGTCGGACCAGCGGACACCCTTGGACAACTCGGTGACCCTGGCCAAGATTCAGGACGGTGCGATCACCAACGCGAAGATCAATACCGGCGCGGCGATTGCGAAATCGAAGCTGGCTTCGGATGTGCAAACCTCACTGGGTAAAGCGGATTCGTCGGTGCAGAAATCCGGCAGCGCGTCCGGGATGTGGATGGGCACCGCCCTTCCTGGTACCGGCACAGCTGGCGTGCTGTACGTGGTGACGCCATGAAGGTATGGAACGGCACGGCGTTCGTTGACCCCACCGCGTTCAAAGTGTGGAACGGGTCGGCGTTCGTCAACCCTGAGCTGTACACGTGGAACGGGACCAGCTTTGACAAGGTGTGGCCGTCGTTCGAACCGTTCACGATCTCCAGCGAAGACCCTGGCTACGAGGATCTGATCGACGAGCCGGTACCCGAGGGCGCTTCGGGCTGCTGGGTGACCCTCGTTGGTGGCGGAGGTGGGGGCGGTGCGGGCTACCAGAGTTTCGATGATACCTACCGCCGCGGCGGCGGCGGCGGAGCGGGTGGGGCAAAGATTCCCCGCGTGTGGGTACCCCGCGAGGCTATGGGCTCCTCCTACAGCGTCGTCTTAGGACTCGGCGGGGCGAATACCGGTGGAGGCTCGACAGGATTTGGCGGCACCGACGGGGGATCGTCCTCGTTCTTGTCCGGATCTGTGTCGCTGATCGCAGGAGGAGGGGCGCGCGGCGCGATCGCGCTGTCCGGTAGCAGTACGCAGGTGTCCGGGGGCGCTGGAAGCCTGACGAGCGTCACCTCCGGGGTTGCCGGGGCCGTCGTTATCCCCGGCGCGCCCGGGGGTAAGGGGGCCGCGTCGTCAGGCTCTGCGGAAGATGGCGGAGATAACCCGAGCGGTGCAGGTGCGGGCGGCGGAGGAGGCGGCCGGGTTTCGGACTCTAATAGCCAGACTCCCGGGGGCAGAGGAGGTAACTCCGCGGTCGGTACCGGAGGGGAGCGGGGCGGTGCCGGGGCCAACGGGTCCAGCGCCGCCGACCAAACCGGCGGTAACCCAGGCGCTGGAGGAGGCGGTGGCGGTGGCAACAACAGCGGGTCCACAACCACCGGTCACGGCGGTAACGGAGGTAAATACGGCGGAGGCGGTGGCGGAAGTGGCGGTCATAGGACTAATGCTCGTCGCTACGGCGGAGCGGGCGGTGACGGATACGTCCTGATCGAGTGGGAATAACTCGCTAACGGTTCGGGTCACCAGCAGCGCGGAGTTGATACACACGCTGCTTGGAAATCTTCAGGGCGCGGCCAATGTCATGCCACGTGATGCCGTGGACAGTCATCGCCTCATAGACGAGGGCAGCCAGTTCGGCATCAAGCTCGGCGATAGTCGCTGCGCGCTTCTGCCGGTTGGCGATCATGCGGTCGATGATTGTCACATCTAGGAGTGTATCTCAAAGAAACACTTGTGCACGTGGTCAAACGCGGTTAGACTCGCGTTCATCAACTTGAGACACCGCCCGGCGGGGCGATAGGCCTGAGAAACCAACCCCGCCGGACGGCCCACCCCCAACAGGAGGCCCACCAATGCTACGCACCACCACCGCGACTGTCTTCGCAATCGCCGCACTCGCCCTCGGAATACCCGCAGTCGCTGATGCTGCACCCGCCCACTGCGCGAATCACGGCACCGGCCACGGCAAAATCTACAAGCACGCCTGCGCCACCGGCAGCGGCGGCGCAGGAGCCGACTGGACATACGCCACCCACGCCGACGGCACACCCAAGATGGACGGCACCAAACACATCTACAAGTGCGTGCGCCACTGCGGCGGCGGCCGCCACCACGTCGAAACCACCGACACCTGGTGACCCGCCATGAAGATCCACGTTCAATCCCGCGGCCCCGCCGGCTGGAACGCAACAGTCCTCTTCACCACAGGAACCGTCCTGACTGTCGCTGACGACCAAGGTCGCAGGCACCTGATCGACACGTCCCGCGTCACGGTCAGGAGGCTGCCGTGACCAAGCCCACTGTGAAACGCATAGCCGGGGCTCTCGGAACCGGACTCCTCGGAGGCATCGCACTCACCAGTGTCCTGTCCTGGATGTTCGCCACAGGCAACCCCGCCATCGACTTCTTCATCGAACGCGACACCCTGTTCTACTTCTAAACCCACCCCAGAAAAAGCCCCGCCACCCACTTGGGTGCGCGGGGTTTTTCTATGCCCGAAAGGAACCCCGGACATGGACCGTCTCGGAATCATCCTGCTCAAATTGCTCGGACCGCTGGCCGACAGGATCGCTGACCGCATCGCCGACAGGATCACCGAGAACCTGCCCGATCTGTCCGATTTGGACGACCAGATCATCGCGAAACTGCCAGACCTGTCCAACCTTCCAGAACAGGTCATCAACATCATCGACGGTGCGCTGCGCTCCATCCCCGTTCTCGGCGGAATCCTCGGGAGCAAACGGTGAGCTTCACCTGGTTCGCCGACAAGCCGCTACGCACCCGCGAACAGGTCGCCCGCGAAGTCCACGCCGTCTCCCTAGCCCGTGGCCTCGATGAACTCGCCACTGTCATTGCCCTGATGACCATCTCCACCGAGGTCGGTACCGGAACTGGCGATGACCGCAAGTGGTGGTGTCCCGCCAACGACCGCGTGCCCGCAACGAAGAACTACCCGCACGACTCCCGCAGTGACGACAACCGATCGTCGGGCTACTTCCAGCAGCAACCCGGCCCGAACGGCGAACCGTGGTGGGGCACACCCGAAAACATGATGACCCTGCCACAAGCAGCCAACACGTTCCTCACACGCCTGGCCGACGACTATGGGCGTGCCGCGAACAACCCAAGGTTGGCCGGCGAGTTCGCGCAACGTGTCCAGCAGTCCGCATTCCCTGACCGGTACGCCGAGAAGTGGGATGAGGCGTGGACGGTGCTGCGGCGCGCACTCGGAACTCAACCGCAACCCCCGAAGGAGACCCCTGTGGCTTGGACTGGCGACCCTGTTTGGCTCGAAGAAGTCTTGCGCCCCGCACTGGGGGACCGGTTGAAAACGCTGCCTGGGTGGCAGAACTCCGGTCATGGCGACTTCAAAGACATTCGCGGTGTCATGGTGCACCACACCGGCAACTCCCGCGAATCCGCCGAGTCGATCCGCAAGGGCCGCCCCGATCTCGCTGGCCCACTGTCAAACCTGCACATCGCACCGGACGGCACGGTGACCATCGTCGCTGTCGGGGTGTGCTGGCATGCCGGTCGCGGTTCGTATCCGTGGCTGCCGACGGACAACGCGAACTGGCACATGATCGGCATCGAATGCGCCTGGCCGACAGTGACGAACGGCAAGTACGACCCGGCTGAGCGGTGGCCTGACGCGCAGATCATCTCCATGCGCGACACCTGCGCCGCACTCGCTACCAAGCTCGGCCACCCCGCGACCCGAGTCATCGGACACAAGGAGTACGCCGGTGCTGCCCAAGGGAAGTGGGATCCGGGGAACATCGACATGCCGTGGTTCCGCGGCGAGGTCGCGAAGGCGATGCGCGGCGAGTTCAACCAGCCCGCACCCGAACAGCCCGGCCCGGTCCTGACTCCCGACTACGCGAAGGAGACGTGGGACCAACTGCGGATCCTGTGGCCGCAGCTCGGCGGCCGCACGCTGGTCGACGCGGTCGGCGCGATCGGCGAAAAGCTCGGCGTTGAAGGCTGCTACGACGTCAAGGACAAATCCTGATGCGCATCGACGGGCAGTACGTTGGCCTCGGGCCAGGTGACAGCTCCGACGAAATCCGCAAGATCAAAGCGTTCATGCGGCGCAAGTTCGCTTCCTACGCGGGCGATTTGGCCGACACCCCGCTCTATGACGAGGCGATGACCGCTGCGGTTTCCGAGATGCAAGCCAGATATAGCTCTGCCGGACAGTTGCGCGCGGGGTTGTACATCCCGGGGATTGTAGGGGCCGAAACCAAGTACGTCATGGGCTACCTGCCGCGCCCCGTCGTGGACACCCGGCCCGTGCTGATCACCGTGTGCGGCACCGGCGTGCCCTGGTGGGTCGGCCCCGACGCCGACACCGCCCGCGCCGTCGAAGACAAATACCTGTGGCAACCCATCGGATACCCCGCCGCACCGTTCCCGATGGGCCGATCCATCACCGCAGGAATCACCGAGGCGCACAACCAGGCCAACCGGTGGCGCGAACGCATCGAAACCCACGGGACCGCACTGGCGGGCTATTCGCAAGGCGCGGTGGTCCTCTCGGAGCTGTGGATGAACCACATCGCACCCGAAGACGGCTCCCTGCGATGGATGAAACCCCATGTGCGTAAAGCGGTCACGTGGGGCAACCCGAACCGCGAACTCGGACACGTGTGGGCTGATCACGGCGGCTCCCCAATGGCCCCATCCAACACCCAGGGCGTGTCCTCCAACGGCATGCGCAACACCCCCGACTGGTGGCGCGACTACGCCCACCAAGGCGACCTGTACGCCTGCACCGAACCCGGCGACACACAAGAGGTCCGAAACGCCATCTGGCAGATCGTGCGCGACCTCGACCTGTTCACCGGCCCCGATTCGCTGCTGGCCCAAGTGATCGAACTCGTACAAGCCCCGCTGCCGGAGACGATCGCGATCACCCGGGCGATCCTCGACGCGGGCATGTTCTTCGCGAAACGCACCGGCCCACACGTGGACTACAACCCCCAGCCCGCCATCGACTACCTACGCACATAGGAGGCACCATGCTGACACGTTCATTCTGGATCGACGCCGCCGAGCGGGCCATACGCACATTCGCCCAAACCGCGATCGCCACCCTCGGCGCCGGGGCAGTCGACCTGATGACCACCGACTGGATATCGGTGCTGTCCGTGTCCGGCGGCGCGGCCGTCGTATCACTGCTGATGTCGATCGGCGCCGAACGCCGCGGAAACCCCGGAACGGCGTCGGCCACTAGAGCGGTCACCGCCGCATGATCTGGGAATCGGTGCGCGAGGCGGTGGACGCCGCGTACCAGCCTGACGACGGTATCGACCTGATAGGACTGCTCATCATCGGACTGCCCTCCACCATCGCCGCCATCGGAACAGGGATCGTCGGCGTACTCACCGTTCGGGGGCAGCGCAAAGGCCGGGAGCGCGCACGCCAGATCGACGCGAAAACCGATGAGATTCACGAGCAGACCGTCAACACCCACGACACCAACATGCGTGACGACCTCGACGAGATACGCGATCTGGTGCGCGACGGCTTCAAACAGATCCAACGCGACATCGGCGGACTGCGGGAGGAGCTGAGAACCGAACGACTGGAACGAATCGAAGGCGACAAACGCCGCGACCGGTAACCACCAGGAAAGAAGGGCGCACGAATGTCACTACTGGCCGATCTCGCGGGCCTGCAACCCCGCACATGCCCCGCATGCGACTGGGCGGGCGCCCGGTCGAAACAGGAACGCGCAGAGATAAACACGGCGGTGGAGTCCGCCAAACGCGGCGAGGTTCAGTTCACCGACGTGCTGCGAGTACTCATCAAACACGGCATGCCCGACATGAATCCGCAATCGTGGCGGCACCACGCGAGGAACCATCATGTCCCTGACTAGCGACCTACGTCAGGTCCGCATATCCGAGGGTGTGCGCAACAAAATTCTGATCCTCGACGTCGAACGGCTCCCCGGCATCACCGAACAGTACTGGTGGGACAGGGGCGACCTGAAGAACCGGTATGTGCAGTACGAGACGGTGACCCGAATGCCGCGCACCACGATCGTGTGCGCCAAGTGGTACCACGACGCCGAGGTCATTCAACTCGCGGAATGGGACAGTGGTGGCCGCAAACGGTTCCTGCGGCGCGTGCATAATCTGCTGTCGCAGGCTGACATTGTTGTCGGGCACTACATCGACGAGGCGGATGTGCCGTGGCTGAAAGGCGACCTGCACATCGAGGCTGGGTTGCCGCCGCTGCCGCCGTTCAAAACGGTGGACACGCTGAAGGTGTTACGCCGCGAGTTCAAATCCGGGGCGCCGTTCAAAGGGTTGGATGCGTTCTGCCAGATCGTCGGGCTGCCTGCGAAAACTGATCGCTACGACCGGTTTGCGATGGAACGCGCCGTGACGGAGAAGAGCGCCGTGGACCGGGAACGTCTCATCGACTACTGTGCTGGTGACGTCATTGCCACGCAGGGGTTGTACGACTTCCTGAGGCCGCACATCAAGAATCATCCGGCGCTGTTTGTGGACGGCGAGGACAAGCTGACGGTGTGTAACCGGTGCGGTGGTGAAACTGTGGTGATCCCGCGGCGGTATGTGGCGAATGTGTTGACGTACACGATGCGCCGCTGCACCAACTGCGGGGCGCATTCACGACTGTCCATCGAGCCGGAACGCATGAGCGCCGTGAGAGGGGTTTGATGTGAACGTTCGAGTGTGTACGTTCCTGGATCATGTTGTGACGGTGGGATTCCTGTGGGACGCGTTGAAGTTGTGGGTGCGGTTGTGAGGCCGGCCGATCCTGTCCGGGCTGCGATCCAAGAGAGTTTGGATGCGCAGGGCGACGGCTGGCAGGTAGCCCACTATGTGGCGGTTGTCGGACTGGAACGCATCACCGGTGACCGGATGGACTTGGGCGCGACGACGGTGATCACACCGGTAGGGCAGCCGGGGTACGTCACGGACGGTTTGGTGAATCGTTACTGGGACGAGTCAGATGATGAGTGATCCGCAGTTGGAGTTGTGGCGGTCGGTGTGGCTGGCGGTCGTCGCGGGGATGATCGTCGCGCTGTTAGTTCACGTCTGGGCTTAATCTACGCCTCGTGAAGCATCAGGCTTCAGGAGGCGTCTCACTCAGCATGGCTATGTGGGGGTGTGGGTGTTGCTGTTGTTGATGGCGTGCGGCGCACTCCTCGCATACGCAATCCTGTCGTGATCGCGTTGTAGAATGGGGCCGTGCCTGGATGGGGCGCAACACCAACCTCATCATTGAAAGGCATTCCCTCATGCAGAACATCACCATCGGCCGGTACAAGCCGGCCAAGGTTCACGCCAACATCGAATGCTTCGACGGCAAACCGCCCGTAGTGCTGGATGTGGCGGACCTGTTCGACGGCTGGATCGAAGGGATCCGCGACGACGGATCGTCATGGATCATGTGGCTGGATTCCAAAGGCAATCCGTGCGTGTTCTACCCCAACAGGGATGAGGATGGCGGCGTGATTGGTGATGGAATCCGGCTGGGGGACAACGACGATTCGCTTGATGATGACTAAGTCCGCTGCGATCGTCTAGGCTTGATGGTCTGGGCAATGGCAACTGTTCAGGTTACGGGGCCGCCCCGCTTGCACAACTCTCCAGTGCAAGCGGGGCGGCCCTCTTTCGTCATGTCTAGGATCAGTCGGGCCAGGCCGCTTCCCATGTGTTGCTTTCATGTCGATATTTGCCGACCCGGTACACCAGCGTTCGATTGCGAGCGTTGACGCGGAACAACATTCCACTGAAACAATGCGAAGAACGCCTGTCCGGAGGGTGCGTTCGCCATTCCTGGCATGACGGGCAGTAGTCAGGTAGATGCCCTCCAGGATCTTCGAGTTCCACCCAAGCGCACGTGATGTAGCGGCGGATATCGAACCTGATGTCCAGAAGAAGTTCGTCACCGATCAAGATGTGGGAGCTAGCCCGGTCATCGACAGTGATGTATTCAGTGCAGGGTTCATTTCGATGGCGAGTGACCCATATGTCACCGAGGATGTACTTGTCGGGTGGCTTTCCAGGCCCGTATCCGAGATGGCTCGGTAGTCGCCATAGAGGCGCAATGTCTAGGGGGAAAGCGGTACTCATCGGCTTGCTTCTTCCCATCGTTTCATGAACCTGCCAGCCAACCGGTACACCGTGTTCGCCGCCTCAGCATCATTCGCACCAATCACATCCCCCAACGCTTCGGCCTGATCCGCCAACCGCCGCCACATTGATCCCGGCTGCGAAACACACCTCGGGGAGTACGCACCGATGCTCCATACTTCGTCCCGAGACAGCTGCGCATTCATCTTCTCCATGTCAGCTTTCGCCACTCGTGTGACCGAGTCGACCGTGTCAACCGCAGGAACCTCACCCTCACAACCACCACACACGTCAGGACAGCTCTCCCGCGTGAATACCCCGGAGGATGTCCGCGGCACGGTCGATCAGGTACTCGGATGTGTTCGGATCCATGAGAACCCGGTCGATGGTCGCCACGATGCGATCCAACGCATACTGCGCACCGGCTGTGAATGCCTCACCCGCGATCGAGTACTGCGTGAGTGAGTCACCGATGGTGGAGTGATCCGGGTCGCGTTCAGCTTCGTAGCGGTCAGTAGCTGCAGTCATGTCATCCTTCTTTCAGCCATCGTTGGGAACCGTGATCGCTGTCCGCCGACGCTCCAGATGCTTCAACCGCTCAATCGAAGGCACAGCAAGCTCAGTTGGATCCTCATGCTCCCCTATGAAAAGAGAGTACGACGGCGCGACGACATGTAGGACCAGTGAAAACCCCTATAGGGTTACCTTTAGGGTGATCCCCTCTGAGGCTTATGGCCTCTGACCTGTGCGCCGTGAGGGTTTCGAACCCCCGACCCGCTGATTAAGAGTCAGCGGTTGATAGGCTGCACACCAGGAGAAACGTTGTCAAACCCGCAGGTAGACACCCGATACTGCGCAATTCTGCGTAATGCTGCGCAGCACCGTAGGGTGAACCGTAGGGTGACCCCCTGGGAGGGAAAACGATGGCAACTAAGAAACGCAGAACCCGCGGAGACGGAGCGTTCTTCCAACGCGCCGACGGCAAATGGATGGGACGAGTAGAACTACCCCCCGACCGCAACGGCAACCGCCGCTACAAATGGGTGTCCTCCGTGGACCGCAACACCGCCATGGCCAAACTCAAACAACTCCGCCGCGACGTCGAAGAGGGCCGCATCGCCACCACCTCATCCACAACTGTGGAGAAGTGGATGCTGCACTGGATCGACAACATCCACGCCAAACGTAAAGTCCGCCCCGGCGTCCTCAACGACTACCGAGCCGCCATCCACAACCACATCAACCCGATCCTCGGCGCGAAACGCATCGACAAACTCACCCCGCAGCATGTGCGGGACCTGCACTCCGAGATCGGAGCCTCCCGCACCGCCGAACTCGTCCATGTCATCGTCCAGAAAGCCCTGGACGATGCGGTAGCGGAGGGTGTGGCGACCAGGAATGTGGCCGCCTTGGTCGACAAACCCGAGTACCGGAAGAAGAAACGCAACGGCTTCCCGGCGGACGTGGCGCAGCACATCATCCACACCGCGTTCCAGGTGTGCGACGAACCGGATGCGGTGCGGATCGCCGCCGGTTTCCTGACGGGCGCCCGCCGTGGGGAACTCCTCGGCCTGCGCTGGCCCTACGTCGACAACCCCGCTCAGGGATGGATCACCATCGCTTGGCAGTTGCAATCGGAAACCCGCGTCCACGGCTGTGGGGATCCTCTACCCGAACCGTCACCGCTGGCCCGGACCGACCGTATGCCCAAAAAACCCCCGTACTGGCCTTGTGGGAAGACACGGGCATGGGCATGCCCGCAGTCCCGGTGGGACCTGCCGGCGCATTTCGAGTATCAGGAATGTGAGGGGTCGTTGTTGTTCACCCGGCCGAAGACGGACGCTGGTTGGCGTGAGGTTCCGTTGTTGCCGCCGTTGTATGTGGCGATGCAGAAACTCCGCACCGACAATCCGCATGGCTTGGTGTGGCACAAGGAGGGGAAGCCGATCGATCCCCGTTCGGACTACGACGTGTGGCGTGGCGTGTTCCGCGCTGCTGGGGTGATCGGTCCCACGGAGTCGTTGCCGCCGCACAACTCGCGGCACACCACGTCCACATTGCTGCGCGCAGCGGGTGTGGATGAGCAAACGCGTATGGAGATCTTGGGTCATGCGAGTGTGGATGCGCAGCGGATCTATGCGCATGCGGACCGGGCGAGGCATCTGGAGGCCATGCAGGGGCTGTCCGAACTACTCCCATCGACGTTTGCGTTAGAAACAAAATAAGGCGACCGACTGTAAATGCGCCCTGCCGAGGGATTCACCATCCCCGGCAGGGCGCTTTTTTTGCGTTCTGGCGGGGGTCACTCCGTCATGGCCCAAGTTCCGCAGCCGCTCGTGCGGAACACGATGCGATGATCCCCGTTGATTGTGCCGGTCCACGACGACACCCCGTCGGGTTGGATGTTCGCGCGGACGGTGCCGGATGATGCTTCACCTTCGCGGAGTGTTTCGCCGCCGCGATACTCGGAGACGCTGACGATGGCCCAGGTGCAGCCGGGGGAGTCGGGTGGGATGGTGGCGGTGTAGGTGCCCCAGTCGTATCCGTCGGCGCCGCCCATGTTGTGGTAGCCGTCGCCGGGGATGGTCCGATACGGGTTCACGCGCGCTGTGGTGGTGGTTGACGTTGTGGCGGCTTGCGTTGTGGTGTCGTCGTCCTTGTCGCCACGGGCGGAGACGATGGCGACAAGGACGAGGACGCCGAGCGCGGCGGCCATCACTTTTCCCAGCGAGACTGCGTTGTTGTTGTTGTTCATGGATGTGTGCGCTTTCTGGTGAGGGGCTGGCAAACGTGACGCACTGTCGGTTATCTAATCGTGATATTCCCATTTGTGGGCTTCGTGTGTCGATCTTGGCAACGATCCGTTAGCGTCTACGCATCCGGTTGCGAGGGGTGGCCGGTGTTGTTCATTTCGGTAGGTGCGGCCCATGTTTGATGACGATCTCGACACTCTGCTGGCGCGGATTTTGAACGCGATGGATGAGTGCCCGCCAACAATGTGGTCGCTGGACCGGGCGCGTCTAGTCCTTGCGGCGTTGACGCGCCCGGACGCTCCTGGCGATGTGGGCGTGGATCGCAGGGCCTGTTTCGCTGGCCCTAGGCTGGCTCGGTTGCGGCGGTTCACCGGGCCTGGCGCCTAGGGCTTCCTCCTGGTCTTGATGCGTTTCGCGCGGTGTTCGCGTCGTCTGCGCAGTTTCCATGACATTTCGTGCCTCCTTTAATCGGCGGTTTACTTCTGCGACCAGCTCCTCGTCGGACCTCTGGTCAAGCGGTCGATCTACCTGAACGACCTTGCGGGTATCTCCCGGCTTGAGGTAGCCGGCCACTAGGAACGCCTCTAGCACAGGTGCTCCCAGCGCATTTGCGACCATCCGCAGGTCCCCCGGGCGCGGCTGCGATCCGCCGCGCCACTTGGTGATCGTGGACTTGTTGATGCCCGCCTTGTCAGCTATGGACGCGGCGGTTGTGTTGGCATCGGCGATGCGTTTGTCGATCCACTTCATCAACTCTTCGTTGGGCATATCAGCAGCGTAGACGCATTGTTGCCGCAACCCTACTGGTTGCGCGGAGGCAACTGGGGTTGCGTCAAAATCCCACGGTTGTAGTTCGGCACGTCATCCGCCACATCTAGCGGAGACGGCCTCTGAAAAATCCGCGCAAAGTTGCCGGACGGAAACGGGTTGCGTGTCGGCAACCCAAGGGGTACATTCTGAGTTGCCGGACGGAAACCGGTTCCCGATCAGAAACTCAAACCTGGAGGACGCCATGACTCGCGGTTTCGCGATCAAGACGGGGCGCGTCAAACGGGAGATGAAGAAGCGCGGAATACCCGACTACGCGGCACTCGCCCGCGACATGAAGGTCAACAAGAGCACGGTATGGCGCGTCATGAACGGACACGCGCGTCCCGGACCCGACTTTGTTAACGCACTGCTCGACACGTGGGACCTGGAGTTCCACGACCTCTTCGACGATCCCCGCAAGACCCGGCCGAAGCGGGTCGCCTAACCCGCCGCATAAGAAAACCCCCGCCTGCCGGGGCGGGGGTTCAACCGACAACCAAAGGAAGAAGGAATGTCAGAACTTGATCATACCAACGGTGCCAACACCGCGCTGGTGCCGTTCGCTTACGGTGACGCAGCGGTCCGTGTCGTGGTGATCGACGGCGACCCGTGGTTCGTCCTGGCAGACCTGTGCAAGGTCCTCGGGATGGCGCGCGGTGCGTCGCAAATCACCGATCGTCTCGACGATGGGGTACGCCAGACGTACCCCATCTCCGACAGCCTCGGTCGTACGCAGCAGGCGACCATCGTGTCCGAGTCGGGCATGTACGAGGTCGTCATCCGCTCCGACAAGCCAGAGGCCGTCAAGTTTCGCCGCTGGATCACCGGCGAGGTGCTGCCTGCAATCCGCAAGACCGGCAGCTACTCCCTCGACGCTCAGGTGCCCAAGACGCTCCCCGAAGCGCTCCGTGCCTACGCGCGTGAAGTCGAAGCCCGCGAGGCCGCTGAAGCCTATGCGCGCGAGCTGGAACCGAAAGCTGAGTACGTCGATGACTTCGTGTCCCCCGACGACTGCCTGACATTCCGCACCCTCGCAAACCAGATCAACATGAAGGAAACCGAGCTGCGGGAACTGCTGGTCGAGAAGAAGCGCATCTACCGCAAGTTCATCGGCCGCCGATTCTCACGGAAGGCCGGGAAGCTGGTGGATGAGTACGAGTGGCGGGCCTATGCCGACTGGAAACACCACTTCCGTCTAATCCCGCAGCACAACGCTCCCCGTCATCACAACAATCAGGTCAGACAGACCTTGTATGTGACACCTCCTGGGGCGCAGGCAATTCGGAAGCTCGCCGGGGTGCTGGTGTAGCCATGACGACTTTCAGTAAGGACACCGCAAGGCAGGCGAATGTGCTGGACGGCACCGTGTACTGCTACGAGCCAGTGCCCGGTGAAGGCGTGTACGCCACGGTGGCAGGGCGTGACGGCCAGGTGTACATCGTCGCACTCGATATGACGGACCTCTCGCATCTGCATCGCGCGGCTGAAGCTGCGCACGCGGATGAGAACCGCAGCGTCGCAAGCGAAGACCTCACAACGATCACGCAGGCGGGGATGCCGTTTCTGATGGATCGCGCGGGAGGTGGCGGCGTGACTTCCCCATTTTGTCGCTTCTCGTTCTATTCCGATCCTCGGCGTCTGATCAAGAATCCTTGCGGCGGTGTGACTGTCGGGTTGGGTGTGGGCGACGACGGGACTGAGTTGCTTTACCTGAATGTTGGTGACGGTTACCGCAGTGACGGGGACATTCTTTTGGATGTTGAGGAGCTGACCGGCTTGATTGATCAGTTGACGATCCTCCGAAATGCGATGCGGGAGAAGGAGGAGTCGTGACTGTGATTGAGGGCGAGGTGGTGGAGGAGCCACCTACCAGCCGCCGCCGGGAGCGCAACGCCGGCCGGGTGCTCGATGTTCTGCCGCCGTCGCGGGACGAGAAGTTGGCCGCGATGTCGCGGATGACGCCTGAGCAGCAGGTGGATCACGTCACCGAGTTGTTGGTGCATTCGCATGCTGGGTTGCTGGTTGCGATTGCGGCGCAGGATCTTCCGGGTATCGCCGAGGCGAAGCGGAAGGCCGCGACCATTCAGGAAATCGTCAAGCAGCTGCGGATGGGCAAGGATATGCGACTGCACGCCGACGAGTTCGTGCGCCGCGCCGAGCGCGGCCTGGGGGTCGCGATCCGCGAAGGGCAGGAGCGTGGCGACGTCCGCACCATTGGCGAGCGTGCGCACGCGAACAACCAGTACGGGGCTGCTGCTAACCAATCATTGGAGAGCAGCAAACCTGGCCCCCGTGACTTCGCAACGCCAGCAGAACTGGGCGGAGCTAACGGATCTGAAGGCATCTACGCCATGACTGATGGCGTCTCGGATGAGGCGTTCGAGGAAGCTCTCGCCGAAGCGAGGGCTGAGGGAAACCTGTCGCGCGCCAACGTGGCGCGGAAGGCGAAAGCCAAAGCTCAGCGCAAGGAACCGATCAACGCGGATGATCCGCTCATCGACGCCGACATGCAGCCGCCACCCGCGCCAAAGTGGCCGTTCAAAAACACGCCCACCGAATTCCTTGCCGAAATCACCGGCACCCTCGCAGCATCCGCAGAAAACATCAAATGGATCACCGCCGGAGCTGTCGCACCAGACGACCTCGCCGAACTCACCAAACAAGCCCGCGACTCATGGGCACTGATCAACAAGCACCTCAAGGAGATCAACCGCCATGTCCAAGCCTGAACGCATCGAATTCACATCGCGGATCGGCTGGGTCCGCCTCGACGAGATGAAAATCAGCCCCGTCGCGCAACGAGCACTAAACCAGGCGTGGGTCGATCGACTCACAGCCGAATTCAACCCAGATGTCATGGGAATGCTCCACGTCTCCCGCCGCGACGGCTGGTACTACGTCGTCGACGGGCAACACCGACGGGCAGCCGCAATTCAATGGCTCGGCAGCGACCAGCAGGTGCAGTGCCACATCTACGACGGACTCACCGCGGCCGACGAGGCCGACCTATTCCTGAGGCTCAACTCGGTCAAGGCGCAAACCCCGATGTCAAAGTTCAAAGTGGCTCTGACAGCCGGCCGTCCAGTTGAAACAGACATTGACCGAATCGCCCGCGCGACAGGCCTTGTCATCGGACCCAGCAAGGAGCTCGAAGAGATCAGTTGCGTCACAGCCCTGATTAACACATACAACAAGTCCGGGCCAGGGTCGCTCGCATTCTCACTCAGGGTGATTCGAGACGCGTACGGGTATGACGGTTTTCAGCGCGACCCGATCGCCGCACTCGCCCTGATCAAAGATCGCTACGGCGACAGCATCGACGAAGACAAGCTTGTGATGCGCCTGAAGAAGACGGGGATCGTTGATCTTCGCCGCGAAGCGCGACGGTGGCGCGATACCACCGGAAACCCTGGCTCGCAGTGCTTTGCGCACGCAATGATCATCTTCTACAACCGGGGAAACGGAAAGCGTGTTGATCCCTGGTGGAACGTCGGCGTGATTGGCGCGGCGTGATGGAGTCGATCACGCCCGAGGCCGCAGGTTCAGCATTTCCCGAAGCCGAAGAAGCCTTTGTACGAGTCGAAACCGAAGGATGCGAAATGAGCACTCCCAGATGGGCCACGTTCAAAGAGGCCGCGTCATACCTCCGCTTGAAATCAGACGTGCTGATACGGGAGGCCGTCAAAAACGATGGGTTGAAGGCATATCCGATCGGTAACGGTCGGGAGGCGCGTGTTGACCTGAATGAGGTTGATGAGTGGATGAAGTCACGTAGTTATGAGCCGAGGTCCGCGTGAGTACGTCTGCTCCTAAGCATCGGAGTGTGTGTCAACTGTCGGGTGAGGTTCGCCCGTCTGGGGTGTGGAAAGCGTTGGCCGAGTGGGATGCGAGGCAGTTGCGTGAGGCTGCGGAGTTGGAGGCGTTGCGTGAAGAAAACGCCCGCCTGCGGTGCCGGCTACAAGAACTAGGGGAAACAGCGTGAGCGATCCAGCAGTAGAAGCCGCAGCGCGTGCGTGGGAATGGTATCCCGTTCCAAAAGACATTCCGCTGGTTGTTCGCTCTGTCCCTCTCGCCGCTGCCCGTGAGGCGTTGAAGCCGATCCGCGAACTACACCACCCAATCGATGAGCACGGCGATTCTGTCGAAGAGTGCAGCGAGTGTAGACACCGTTGGCCCTGCGATACCGCCAAGCTGATTTACACCTCTGAGGAGCTCCAACGATGAATCTTGTTGAGCGTTTGAATGCCAGGTTTAACAACGTGATTCATGACGGGCTCGCTGAGGTGGGGTATCTGCTGGAGCGGGTGTTTGTTCCGCTGAACCGCAAGGCCATGTCGAATGCGTTGGGTCGGGATATCGCCCTGGATTTCGGGGATGTTCTTGTGGCTGTGGAGGCTGAGGAAGAAGTCCACGAACCCGCCAGGTTCCTCTACTTCTGTGATCGCTGCTTCGCACAGATGGATCAGGGCTACCACGACTCCAACGGTGGCGTCTGCATGGACTGTTCGATGAAGGACAGTGCGATCCGTGCCATCTGGTGCTTCGAGCATCAGCAGTTGCGCAGCGGTTGTCATGGGCTGCCGCATGTTTCTGCCGAACGTCGGGTTTCGGCAGACCAGTCACCCGTCTCGGTGGGTGACATTGGTCCCGGCGCGGGCATGGTTCCCCCGCCCCCCGCGCCGGGACCCTCCAAATGCACCTGCCCCACAGTGGAATGTGAACTCCTCGCCGAAGAGATCTGCGATGAGGCTGAGGAAGCCGAACTGCTCGACGAGTTCATGGAGTTGGGGGAGTTCCTGGATTCTGCGACCGCGGAAGAACTCGCCGCCATGAGGCAACAGCATGCGACGGCCGCCGAGTTGGAACGCCATCTGCGTTACTTCACGACCGTGCCCGGCGCGTCCGGGGTGAACCCCGGCGTTGTCGCCCAGTCACTGCTGGAGACGTACCGCATCACCCCGAGATAGATCAACCCATCCAAACAAAGAAAAGGAACTCCCAATGTCCATTGATCTCGACCGAATCACCCACCCCCTGCGCCTCGCGGAAGGCAGCCACCAACCCGGCTCCGGGAAAGGCTGCGCCATGAACGTCATCTCATACATCAACGGCGACACCAAAATCACCGACTACCCCGAATGCTCAGCACGCCCACTGGCCGCCCTGGTGCAAATGTGCAACGACCGACTTGCTGGACCTGACGGATTCCTATCAGCCGAGAACAGCGTGTTAGTACTCGACTTGGGTTGGCAGACAGTGGGCACCGCAGGTGTTCCGGATTCGGTGTACGCGTTGTGGATTGCCGACATGCTGGATTCCCCGGAGTGGGGTGTCGTCCGGTTTGCGGACGAGGTTGGGAAGTCTGCGATTCGTGATATCGCGGACTTGCATCGCCGGTCGGCGGTGGGTGAGGTTCCGTTTGCTTGGGCCGCACGGAGCGCCGCACGGAGCGCCGCATGGAGCGCCGCAAAGAGCGCCGCAGAGAGCGCCGCAGAGAGCGCCGCATGGAGCGCCGCAGAGAGCGCCGCATGGAGCGCCGCATGGAGCGCCGCAGAGAGCGCCGCAGAGAGCGCCGCATGGAGCGCCGCATGGAGCGCCGCAAAGAGCGCCGCAGAGAGCGCCGCATGGAGCGCCGCAGAGAGCGCCGCAGAGAGCGCCGCAGAGAGCGCCGCATGGAGCGCCGCAGAGAGCGCCGCATGGAGCGCCGCAGAGAGCGCCGCATGGAGCGCCGCAAAGAGCGCCGCAAAGAGCGCCGCACTTATCGAGTTCACGCGGCAGGCGATAGCACGGTGGCGCGAACTAGCTGGGCTCGACCTGGAAACCGAGATTGACGCTGCGGACATCAATGCCGCTCTCGCCCGCATCAACGGCTGACGCAGGCGGGCCGCCGCCCCGATTGCGCGGGACGACGGCCCTAACACCGGAAACACACAACTAAGGAGACAATTCCCGATGTCAATCCAAGATTCTAAACCCGCATGGTGGGACCACCACCAAACAAACTGGTCCGACCTACCCGTCACCACCAACCCACCCATGGCTGACCTCGACCTCTTGAAGGAACTGGAGGACCTGGCGGAGTTGGTGTTGATCCACACGGAGAGTGTGTCGTGGTTCCGCCCGTTCCTGCCCCCGGTGCACTGGGAGAACGAGCCGACGATCTGGGAGCAGATGAACGGCGACGCCGTAGTCGCACTGTTGCACGACTACCTCACGACAGGAGAAGCAGCATGAGGCGCAGTGAGAAGAACTGGCGGTATTGGTGGACGATGCCGCTGCTCATCGCCGCAGGCATCATCGGCCCAGGTTTGACCGCACCCGAAGCGAAAGCCGACATCAACAGCGACGCCTTCGTGATGGCACTCGACTCCGAAGGCATCCCCTACACCAGCAAAAACGACGCCATCAAAGCAGGCAAAGCTGTCTGCACCATCCTCGACACCGGCCTGTCCATGTACGAGGCGTCAATCGTGGTGCACGAGAACACTGACCTGTCCATGTACGACTCGGGATATGTGGTGGGTGCTGCCACGGCGGCATTCTGCCCTGAACACCTGAGCGGAACTGGGTGGGCGTGATGGCGAACTCACCGTTCATCCAACTGACAGAAGTCCACACCAGCGACTGGCGTTCACGGGCGCGCTGCACCCACAAGGACGGCGACATTTGGTTCCTCAACGAATCCGGCCACTACACCAACGACGCCGCCCGCCGCATCTGCTGGACCTGCCCCGTCCAAGCGCCATGCCTCGAATTCGCGTTGCAACACAACGAGGCCGGCGTGTGGGGCGGCTTCTCAGAGAAGGAACGTGCCCGCATCAAGCGTGGTGAACTGCCCCCGGTGAAACCGGCACGGTTCACCGAGAAGGAATGCTTGCAGTGCGGTGAGGTGTTCGAGCCGGTCACCCGCAGGGCAAGGTTTTGCTCGCAGAAATGCAAGAAGCGCGCCTCGAATGCGTTGCGGTCACAACCGTCCCTGAAGATCTGCACGCAGTGCGGCGGCGAGTTTATGGGGACGTATGCGAAGACCTGCTCGAATGAATGCCGACGGGCGCAGAGGTGGGGCGCGTGAGCATCGACTGGTTCGCCGTGGAATGCGCCGTGAACGGAACTCCCATGCGACTTAATACCGAAGAGCGCCGAATGCTGGTGCGGCGGCGCCCGAAACTCCCCGAAGTGGAGTTGGCGCGAAGGGCGCACTGCACGGTCCGCACCATCGAACGGGACAGGGCTGAACTGCCTGAAGCAAAGTTGCAATCCTGCCCGGTGTGCGGGGAGGACGCGTGGGTCACGACCGATGGCAGCATGGAAGCCCACCCAGACAGGCTGTTTCAGGAATGCCCACTGTCGGAGACGGATTGGGAATCCCGTATCGCTGCAACAGTCATCTGGTTGTCTCGGCGTATCCGTAGCGGTGACTCCCTGCCCGTGTGGGCCTATCTGACAAGCCTCCCGGAAACCGAACGCACTCAACTGTTGATGGCTGCCCTTGCCGGTGTGCCAGATGTTGAGGACCCGTTCGCGTGGATCACAGAACTGGAGTCCGTTGCATGACCCTGATCGATCTGTCGTTCATGCTCGCCGCAGCGGTGGAGGACAAGCATGCGTGGCGTGACCTGGCACGGTGCGCCGAAGTGGACCCCGAAGTGTTTTTTCCCGAGAAGGGTGGAAGCGCGAAGCCGGCTAAACGGATCTGCAGCCGGTGCGAGGTTCGGGTCGAATGCTTGGAGTTCGCGTTGGCGAACCGCGAGAACTACGGGGTGTTCGGGGGGTTGTCGGAGCGGGAACGGCGTCCTCTGCTCAAAGCGATCGATGGTGAGGATCAGGTGGCATGAGCAACGGGAACAGGCTCACCCCAGAGCAGGTGCAGACGATTCTGTTGATGACTCGTGAGGGGTGGTCCGCCAAGGACATTGGGGAAGTGGTGGGTTGTTCGGCTCGGACGGTGGTTCGGGTTCGGGCGGCTGGTGATGCCCGTTTGGCGTCGCCGGATCAGTTTGTTCCGTTGAGCCAGGAGCAGAAGGATTTCGCCCAATATTTGCTTGATGACGGCGCCCCTTATAACGAGGTTGCCCGCACGTTGGGTGTGAGCCGGACAACGGTCGAAAAGTATTTCCCTGGTTACGGGTGGTCGAAGAAGCAGGCTGCTGAGTTCACAGCTCTGGTCAAGAAGTTCCGCTGGTTGGAGGCTTCGTGATGTGCGTGTGTGGCCATAACCGGTCTTTCCACCGCTACCAGTGGGACAAGTTCCGGGGACGGTGGGACACGGGTTGTGACGCCACCAACTACCACGGCCCCGCCGGACATGAACGCTGCCACTGCTCCGAATATCGAGACAAGGACGAAAACTGATGGTTGTTGATACACGGGTGATTACCGCGAGGGACGACGCGAAAGCCGGTGCGGCTGCGCTTGATGACGCGCGGTGCGCTTTGCATGAGTTGTTGTCTGAGGGGCCGCCTTTGCAGTTCCTGGACCGCGAAGCGCTGGAGTTGAACCTGGATGTGGTGAACAAAGCGTTGTCGCGTGTGGATGCGGTGATCGGGTCGTTGGACCGGATTGCGGACAGGTGGACAGCATGAGCGACAGGATCGAAGCGACTCTCGGGCAGATGTTCCGGGACCACTTCTTCAACAGCCCCCACGAGGACACCCGGTGCTGTGTTGAAGAGTTCCTGGAAGCGTTGAAAGCGAACCGCATCGCACTCGTAGAACTCCCCGAGGCGAACTCCGAGAATCCGAACGAGTGGATCGACCTGACGTATGGGGACGAGCGAGTCGAATTGGTCGATGACGAGATCGGTCTGACCGCTTTCGCGCGGTACTACTCGGTGGGTGAGGCCCAGGCGATCGCCGCTGCTCTTCTCGCTGCTGCTGCGGAGGTGACCGAATGAGTGATCCGACTGCCACACTCGCCCTCTGCAAATGGTTGGAAGACCGGCTAAAGCAATGGAAAGCAGAAGCCAAACAACAACTCGGATTGTTGGCGGGGGAGCGGAAAGCCGCCGTCGTCTCCGGCCAAGTCATCGGACACGTGTCGATGGCGAAAGGCCGCAAAACCGCCAAAGTCGCATCTGAGACGGCACTGCTCGCCTACGTGAAAGCGAACTACCCCACCGAAATCGAAGTTGAGGAACGCGTACGACCCGCGTTCCTCAAACAACTCCTGGACGACGCAGCGAAGAAGGGTGCGTTCGTTGACGTCGATGGGGTTGTGATCGATGGGTTGATCGATGTTGTTGAGGGTGCTCCGTATCCCATTGTGAAGTTGTCGGATGACTCGGATGTGACGATCGCTGGTTTGTTGGCTCGGGGTGCTCTCGGGGTGTCCGGGTTGAAGGAGATCGAACAATGACCCTGACTTTCAAGCCTGCGACTCGCGTCAACCTTCCGATCCCCGCGTGGATCTACGAGTACCGCCTCCTTCGCCGCTGCGAGGTCGACGAAAACGGATGCTGGCTCTGGCAAGGACCACTCAATCCAGCCGGATACGGAAGCACGATTCGGGCCTGGCACAAAGGGTGGTTGCCCCACCGGCTGGCATTCACAGTCATGGTCGGCCCGATCATCGGCGACAACCAGATTGATCACCTATGCCGGGTCCGGAACTGCATCAACCCGAAACACCTGGAGCAGGTGACCCAGGCAGAGAACCTACGCCGCCAGGGCGCGGCAGTGACTCACTGCCCCCGAAACCACGAGTACACCCCAGAGAACACCTACAAGTCCTCTGACGGTCTCCGCCGCTGCCGGGAATGCGGACGGATTCGCAGCAGAGAACGAGCGCGACGCAAGAAGGCGGAAATGGCATGACCGAAGTGGACGCTGACAGGCTCGCAAAACTCCGCGAACCATTCCCCGCCAACCAGATCGGCAAGCTGCCCAAGGGTGGCATCACACTCGACTTCGTCGGCCACGGCTACCTCACCGCCCGGTTCCTCGATGTAGACCCGTTTTGGACGTGGGAGCCGTTCGCGGTAGGGGAGAACGGGTTGCCGCTTCTGGATGAGCAGGGCGGTCTGTGGATCCGGCTCACGATCTGTGGTGTTACCCGCATCGGCTACGGCGACGCCGGCGGGAAGAAAGGCCCCAACGCCGTCAAGGAAGCCATCGGTGACGCGCTGAGGAACGCTGGCATGCGGTTCGGCGCAGCTCTCGACTTGTGGTGCAAGGGAGACCCGGACGCCCCCGCACCGCCCGATCCTGCGGTGGCTGAACGCAACGCTCTGCTCCACGAGCTGGGCGATGCGTGCGCGGCTCTGACGCTCGATGAGAAGACGGTGGCCGCCCAGTTCTACGGCAAGTACAAGGTGACCGCGAGGAACGCGAAGCCGCAGCAGTTGCGGGAGTTCATCGACGACCTCATGGAGAACGGTGCCCCCGCATGAGTCGCCGGTTCACGGGGTTTCCCCCGGAAGTCAAGGAACTGATCTGGGAGCGTGCTCACGGTCGTTGTGAACGCTGCAACGAGTACGCCTCAGACGCTACTGCACATCACAGACGACCCAGGGGTCTTGGGTCTACTCGCCGCGAGGAAACCAACTTTGCGTCCAATGGTGGTTGGCTCTGCGGTTCCTGTCACCGCCATGTGGAGTCGTATCGGACGCAGGCGTTCGCCGACGGCTGGCTCGTTCGTCAATCCCAGTCCCCTATCACTGTTCCCGTCCTCTACAGGGGCAACTGGGTGTTGCTCGACGACGACGGGTTTGTTTACCGAATCACCTAACCCTGTGGAGGCAGCCCAATGATGGCAGGTCCCATGATCACCGTTGTCTGCGCGGAATGCAGCCGCACCCAAGGCTGCCCCATCACCGCCGAATTCCCCACTACCGAACAAGCGCAGGCATTCATCCGCCGGCACCACGCCTTTGCCGACCACCGGGCACACATCCCAGAAGAGGCCGCCAGTGACCGACTGTCTGTTGTGTGACCATCCCAGGTCTTCTCATGCCCCCCGGTGCCGGGTCCGCATGGGTGTCAACCGGGACGACATGAACACCTACACGATCTGTTTGTGCCCAGGATTCGAAGGCACAGAAGACGGAGAGGAGGACTAGTGGCTCACGTTCTTTATCGCTTCTACAGCGCCACAGGGCAACTGTTGTACGTGGGAATCACCATGAACCCGCCGCAACGGTTCAAGGCCCACCGAGACTCGAAAGATTGGTGGAGCGAAGTCGCTGGCATCAGCATCGAGAACTACAACACCCGTGAGGAACTGGAGAACGCTGAACGCCGCGCCATCCAGGTTGAGCACCCATTGCACAACGTTGTTCGGGCGAAACCAAAGGTCATCCAAGATCCTTTCGCGGATCCGAAGCCGCAACCGGAACCTGCTCTGCCTGATTCTCTGTCCGATCTTTTCTCGCCGGCCCCATCGGTAGGCGAGTCGATAGCTAGCCTTTTCGGACGGATGCATGAGGCCGAGGAGCGAAAGGCTGAGGCTCGTCGGGCACGGTGGGATGCCATCTACGCCTGCGATCTCTGCGACCACGCCGGGTACCGCGGAAAGTCGGTGTGCGACCACGTCGAGCACCGATCGGGGCGAGCCCGTGAGGCGCAACGACAGGTCCAGAGGGATCGGCTGCAAGTCATTCCTGGAGGTGATTCCTGATGGGCAGGAAAGCCACTGGCAAGGACCACTCGGTAATCAACCTCGCTATCTGGGGTGATGATGACTGGTTGGATCTCACCCCGCCGGCCCAACATCTGTACTTCGTGCTGTGGACGAGCCCGCAACTGTCCTATTGCGGTTCGGGGGAGTGGCACGCCGGCCGAATCGCCGCGATGGCCAAGGGATGGACAGTTCAGGCCGTCGAGGCGGCCGCAGCAGAGCTGTCCCGCGAGTTGTTCCTGATCATCGACACCAACACCGATGAGTTCCTTCTGAGGTCGTGGATCAAGCACGACGCGTTGTGGAAGAAGCCGAACATGGCCGTGTCGATGGCTAACGCGCGGGCCGCGTTGGCGTCGAGGACATTGCGCGGGGTTGTGGTGCATGAAGTGAAGAAGATCAAGGCCCGCAACATCGCTGAGGCGAAGACCTCTGATGAGGTGATCGAGTCGGCGGGTTGGCAGCGGGATGCTGTGAAGGAAATGCTCGATCAGAAGGCGATTGATCCGGCCACTCTGGAGCCGTTTACCCCAGGTTCAACCCCTAGTCCAACCCCACCGCTAACCCCAGGTCCAACCCCCGGTCCAACGGTTAAGCAGGGGGATGGGGTTAACCCCCCGTCTAACCCCGGGGCTACTCCTACTCCTACTCCTGCTCCTTTCTCCTTCTCCAACTCCTTAGGGGGTTACGTAAGTACGGAAGGTCACCTGGACGCGGACGGACTCCCCACCCCCTATTGCTCAAATCATCCAAAGGGAACAAACCGTCCGTGCGCTCCCTGCGCTCACGCGCGGGAGGCACGGGATGCGGTGGTCGCGGAACGCAAAGCGGCGGAGAAAGCCAGGCGTAGCGAGATCTTCGAGACGGTCCGTAATTGCCCTCTCTGTGATGACCACGGCCGCATCGAGACCGAGGACGGTCTGACGTATTGCGATGCGCATCTGAGGTTGAAGGATGCCGGCTGATGAAGGACTGGCGGGGGACGACGGTTCATCAGGAGGCGTTGCGGGTGTCGTGCCGTGATTGCCGTGCAGCTGTCGAGGAGCCGTGTGTGGTGCGGGATGAGAAGGGGCGTGTGGTGAAGGTGTTGGAGGCGTTTCCGGCTCATGCTCACAGGATCGCTGACAGTCGTTCTGCCGCGTCTGGGTCCGGTGACACCACGGAGGCCCTGAAAGTCGCTCCACGTGGCGCACAGCCCCAGGAATCGACACCAGGAGATGACGCATGACCGGCAAGTGGGTCGTCCGTATGGCCCGGAAGCGTGACGGCAGCCTCTACACGTACCGCGTCTGGAATGTGTTCAACCCGGAGGGCAAGTGGTCGGGTGCTTTCGAGTCGTGGGATGAGGCGATGCGGTGGGCCACGGACATCACTGCGCATATCGAGTATTTCCTCGGCTGGCAGGAGTCCCGATGACGATGTTTGTGTCGTATGCGGATGATCCTCGTGTCCAGGCCGCCCAGGCTGCGCGGTCGTGTGACATCTGCAAAGCCCCTAAAGGCAAACCTTGCAGCAACACGATTTTGCCGGGGAAGCCGCTGCCCGGTCGGGTCATCCACTTCGGGCGGCTCACAGACAGAAACCGAGAACCGAAAGGCGACGAATGAACAACCCCGAGTTGCGTGCAGTACTCACAGAAGCCCTCAGCGAAGCCCTGAAGCGGCTGTGGACCGACCCCGAGGATGCTGCCGACCAGGCGGACTGGGATGCGCTCCCCGGAAAGCTCGCTGATGCCGTTGCTTCTCTTCCGGGTGTGGCGGTAATCCAACTCCCCGAACCGTACTTTGTGCATTCTGCTACGGATGATGTGAACGGCTATGCCGACTGGGAGTATCCGCACGGGTCAATCGCAGCCACGGATGACGGCACGATCATGTGGGGGAAGTGGCATATCACGGACCCTGAGAAGGTTCGAGCTGCCGCTGCCGCACTCCTCGCTGCCGCTGCTGCTGCGGTTGTGGCTACAGGGGAGGAAGAGTGAGCGATCGGTTCTATGTCTTGGACTGCGATAGGTGCGGAAAGACGTTGGGTTGGACCACCAATGCTGCATTCCCGATGTGTGGGTTGACGCGGTGCACCGACTGCATGCGGGAGGCGATCGCGTGATTCAGGTTCTACAGGGAAGGAACACTCGTGAGCGGGATTGACGCAAGATTCATTCTATCGGCGATTCGGCGCACCCATCATCGGGCGGCGGTAGTCCCGGAGCTGACGATCGAAGACCTGGACATCCCTGATACCGGGGAACCGACAGACACGATGTTCATGCCGAGCGGAGAGACCCCAGACGGGCACAAGTACACCCGCCGCATCGACGCGCTGATGTTCGACTCGCTCATCCGAACTGCAATCGAAATCAAGGTGTCCAAGGCGGATTTCATGCGCGACACCTATTGGAAGCGTCGAGCGTGGTTGAAGGTGGTGCACAGGTTCGTTTACGTGGTGCCCGAAGGTCTCGACGTTATAGCTCCTCATCCCTGCGGGCTCTGGACAGTCAACGAAGCGGGGATAGTCACGGTGGCGAAGAAGGCCGTCGTGTCGAAGACGCCAGAGCCGTTGCCGCAGACCGTCGTGTCGCGCCTCGCCTATCGGGCAGCAGGCCAGTCGCTCGATATCCCCGGGGAGGAAGCATGAACGACCCGGTAGCCCGCGCCGAAGCAATCGCCGCTTACGCCGCCACACCTTGCGCCACATGCCAACACCCGTCATCGCATCACTCGGACATCGGAACTTGTGAAGCGTGCAGTTGCGAATTATTCGAGGAGGAGCCATGAGCAGCGACTTCTGGTGGGGCATGTTCGTCATCCCCGCCGCTGCACTCGCTGTCGCTGGCGTCCTGGTTGCGGTCATGGCCGTCATCTGGGCCTCAGCGAAGTGGGGCGGCAATGAGTACAAGCTGTGGCCGAAACGGTGGGGTCAGCGCGAGTCCATCGTGACCGTCGTCGCCACCGCCAAGTCGGTGCGCTACCTGTGGATTCCCGGATGGCACATCGTCATCTGCCGGACCACGATGGCCGCCCAGGAGAGTCGTCCGGAATGGCAGCGCCGACTGCGTGTTCAGCACGCCATCGGTGCCGCAATCAGAGCCGAGGAGGAAGCGTGAGCAGCGAAGCCCAAAACCTCATGATCGAGGTGATCGATGCGCACACGTACAACGGCGCAGACATGGGGTTCCTCGTCGAGCATCGTGTCGAATACTGCATCTGCGGGTGGTCCGAGAAAGGCGAAGGTGCACACACCCGGCATGTGGCTGAGGAAATCGACAAAGCCCTCGGAGGACTCAGGCCTGAGTACATCGCACGACACGAGTCCGGTGGCGGGACCATCCACGGAACACGTGTGAACGCTGAGATTGCGATGCGCTCCTACGTGGTTTTCCCTCCCGGTGTCGATGATCCCGGTTCAGGCAGATTGACCGGTATTGAATCCCGCTGGGTGTCGGGATGGAGCGAGGCATGACACATCACTACCCGACGGAATCCCCGAAAGATTTCCCCGTAGGCACAACGTTCGTCCGCCTGGGGTACGGCGTACCGGTAGCGGTTCTGTGCCGCATGACCGGTGCCCAGTTGTGCAAAGAGATCGGACTCAAGATCCTGCCTCCCCGTGTGGGTCGTCACCGCAAGGAGGGGGCGGTGTGATTCAGGTTCATTGCAGGGAGTGCAACCGGGTCTGGGACCAGTCGTGCGAAGACTGCGCTCAGTGGAAAGCGGATCGTCACTCGATCAACACGGGGCATACGGATATTCACATCATCCCCGACACCACACCCCCACGGCCCGTGGTGGATCAGGGGTGGGCGGAATGGCTCACGAAAGGAAAACCATGAGCGACCACCTTTGGTACGAGGGTCAGAAGCGCAAGGAGATCAATGCAGCGATGCGCAGAGCGTACGAAGCCATGGACCTTGCGTATCACCGGAGCCAGACAAATGATGATCTGCTCGATCACACCACTGAATGCAGCCGCGCTTTGGCTGAGGTGCGGCGACACGTGAGGGAAAACCACCTGTGACTACTACTCCTGAGCGTGCAGCTCTGGTTGAGAGAGCCGCGCAAGCCATCTGCGAAACCACCGGATCCGGCCGCATGTTCCCCTGGGACACCCTGTCGGAGCAGGAGAAGGACGCGTGGCGCCGCATGGCTGATGCTGCGTTCGATGTCCTCATCGACGCCTGGGCTCCGCCGTTTTGAACGGCCGCAAGATCGTCACCCCCGCCGATCACATTGACCGGGCCAAAGACGAAGCCGCTGCGGGGGATTACCAGGCAGCGCAGACTCACGCTCTGATCGCTATCGCCCAACTACTAGCCGAAAAGGACCAACCGTGACCTTGTCCGTGATCCTCGCCGCCCAGGCTCGGTTCATCCACGAGAGCCCTGTTTGTCCGGTGTGTTTCCAGCCCCGCACAGAGCATTCCACCGACTGCAAAGGACACCACAAATGAGCGTCTACGCACTGAAGCAACCGCATCCCAACGGGGGAGAGTGGATCCAGGAGCACGACAGCCTAGAGGATGCGCTTGAGTTCCAGTCGCATAGCGGCGGCATTCTCGTCCGGCGCGAAGCAATACCTGGGCAGCCTGGACTGTGGTGGGTAGAGGTCAACACCGAATTGCCCAGCGATGTCGGGTCGGTTGTGCAGTCTGAACCCAACCAGGAGGCCTGAAAAAAAATGACCCAACCGATCGACACCGATACCCATGTGGAAACACCCACCAAACCCAAACACATGAACCCCAACAAACGCTGAACACCAAGGTAAAATCCGAATCTTGGAGGTGCCCATGAGCGACAAACCTCATATTCTTTACCGCTTCTACAACGCGGAAGACGATCTTCTCTACATCGGAATCACAAACAACCCGAGAAGCCGATTCAACCAACACCACGCCGACAAAGCATGGTTCAAATCAGTCGCCCGCTCCACGATGCAACACTTCGCCACCCGCGCTGAGCTCGAAACCGCAGAGGTAGCAGCGATTCAATCGGAGATGCCGCGATACAACGTCGCGCACGTAGTCCACAACAAGGGAGAGCTTCGACCCAAGTCAATATCCCGACGACCAATCAGTCCCGACGCCAATAAATTCCAGGCCCCGGACGCCATCACAAGCGACGCTCCGACTGTTGAAGACCGCGAAAACCGCATGGACGAGATCGAAGAACAGATCTCCCGAATCCCCAGGCTCATCCCCGGCGAACGATGCCCCTCCTGCGAAATGATCCTGCTCGCACTCGAATACGACGGATTGGTGAAATGCCTCAACTGCTTGAACATGTGGACACCCGACGAACTTCAGGAAACCCTATGACCCAACCAGCAGAGGATGGCAACCTCCCCGCCGCCAAAACCAGACTCGGAAACGCCATCTCCGCGCTCATCGACCCAAAACCCGAATACACCGAAGGTGCCACCAGATGGCGCGACTCCCTCTACGACCAACTCACCGAAGAAATCCCCGGCTCCCAAGGCAACGCCTCCCGCATTCCGCAATCCTCACCACCCCTCTGCATCGATGCCGTCGAACTCAAAACCGAAATCGACGCCACCGTCGCAGCATGGGAACCCTCAAGCTACTGGGTGTTCGGACCCCCATACCCCGTTCCACAACGCGACCTCACCCGCGAACACACACCACTAACGGTGCTACGCCTCCAACTATTGGAACGACGCCCATGGCGGCCCCAAGACGCCCACGGCATCGAACAAATCTCCGGAAGGATCGAAGCCTGGTGCGAATCCATCAAAACGATGCTCAACCCGCCACCGAAATGGTCACTCCCAAACCCGTGCCCAGCCTGCGACACCGCCATCGTGTACCGGAAGAACTCAGCCGGCGAAACCGTCCGACAACCCGCACTCCAAATCGGCCCATCAGGATGCGTCTGCCAAAACTGCCACCACGAATGGGGACCGCAACTGTTCCAGCACCTCGCCAACGTTCTGGGCTACGAACTACCCGCAGGAGTCCTCGAATGAGACACGCCAACCTCCCCACATCCCCTAGCTTGCTTGCGACATGCAGATTCATATGCCATCATTGGGTCGGCAAGTGAAGTGTGCCCAAAGCCCGAAGACCTCCACAGGTTCGGGCTTTTATTCATTCCCGGGGAGGCCAACCATGAGCACCTTCCCCGCACCCCGCACGCTCACCGAACGCATCCAAGGCGCGCACCTCAACCTGAAACTCGCACGGCAGGCAGGCAACCCGGACATCATCGCCGCCGCTGAACGCATACTCAACCAGTTGCTTGACCGTTTACCCCGCTCCACCAGCCAGGAGAGGTAGTACCTTCGTCTGATGCCGCTCAAACACCTCCGCATTTGCGACACCTGCGATCGTGTCCGTTTCGCACCCTGCGGCAAAGCATGCCGAGTCCCCAACGATATCGATCCTGACTCGTGGCGAATCAATCTGCAGGACGGTGCAGGAACGATCGGTGGCGAAGGGTGTGCCGACAGAATCAGCGACGGCCTCGCAGGCGAATATCCCAAATGAGCAGCCTCACAGACCTCACGGACTTCCTTAACCGCACGCTGAACAACCTGGTTCACCCCGGCGACGAAAACACCAAACCCTTCCCGATCCTCCTGCCGGGACTACGGCCTATCAGTGTCCCCCCGGAACTCGCCGGCCAGTTCGCTGAAGAATCAGGTCTACCGCACCTCGATACCCCGAAACTGGTCGCGGAAGCACTCGCCGCGGCGATCACACAAAACTATGTGATCCTCACACGCGAAGAAGCAGAACAGCTGCGCCAGAAAGCGGCCGACGCACCGACCGGGCACCGCGTCATCAACATCCGAACCACACCCACAGCACCGCCCGTGCTGTCGATCACCATCGACAAAACAAGCAACGACGTCATCGTTCCCAAACGAGCCTTGCGGAAAGCGGTCGAACAGTGATCCACATCGAAGTTGATGGGAAAGTGCTCATGCACGCCGATCCCGGCCAGTGGACCACCACGCCACCCGATGTTCAAGCGGTCCAGAAAGCTGGACCCAACGAGCCTTGGATGTTGCCGATCATGGCCGCGCTCGCCAAAGCCGCCACCCTCGCGATGGCCGGGGCGAAACATGAGGACACCACAATCCGCGTGACCACACGCAAGAACGGCTGGATGCTGGACTGCACCAATGGATGACGCCGCCCGCGCCCGCCTCGAACTACGCCGATCCAACGCCGCCCAGCCGCACCGAAACCGGCACCGCGAACGCAAAACCGGACGAACCACAGACCGCAACATCTGCTACTGCGGCGACGCCGACTGCCCAGACTGCGGCGAATGGTACGAGTGACGAACTGAGCCCACACAATGACCGACGTCGTGATCAACGGAACCCGATACGTTCCCGAAACCACCAACGGAACTCCAATCGGAATCGGAGTCACCACCCGCAACCGGAACACCATCGCCGACGAGACAATCGCCCACATTCGCCGCCACACACCCAACGCCAAACTCGTCATCATCGATGACGCCAGCGACGAACCATACCCGGCAGCCACCTATCGGTTCCCTCAACGCGCAGGCATTGCCCGAGCCAAAAACAAATGCCTCGAACTACTCAACGGCTGCGAACACATCTTCCTGTTCGACGACGACTGCTACCCCATCGCCGACAACTGGTACCAGCCCTACATCGACTCGCCTGAACCCCACCTGATGTACCAGTTCGTCGACCTGGCCAGCGGGCGGAAACTCAACGACGTCACGAAGGTCTACGACGACGGACACCACTTCGCGCTGACCGGTGCCCGCGGCTGCATGATCTACGTACACCGCAGCGTCATCGAAACAGTCGGCGGCCTCGACCCAGAGTTCGGCGGCTGGGGATGGGAACACCCCTCCTGGTCCGACCGCATCTACAACGCCGGCCTCACCACATTCCGGTACGGCGACGTGTGCGGCTCCAACAAGCTCATCCACTCCATGGATGAGCACCTCGAAGTGAAACGCTCCGTCCCCACCGAAGAACGTAAAGCCGTCGCCACCCGCAATGCCGAGTTGTACTGGAAACACCACTACACCAGTAGCCACCACATCCCCATCGTGGAACCTGACCGGCGTGTGGTGCTGACCTGCCTGCTGTCGAACAAACCTGACCCGCAACGCAACACACGCATGCGGCCCGACGTCAAACTTCTCGAAACGCTGATCAACTCAATCACCGACGCCGAAACCGTCGTGCTGTGCGACAACCCACTCACCCACCCGCAGGCGTCATTCGAGCGAGTCACCAGCCCAGTAGACAACCCATACTTCGCGCGCTGGTACCTGTACTACCAATGGTTACGCGCCAACCCCGACGTCCAATGGGTGTGGTGCGTAGACGGCACCGACGTCGAAATGCTCAACGCACCCTGGAAACACATGGAAACCGGGAAACTATACGTCGGCCACGAACCCGCCGTTGTGGGGATCGACTGGATGCGCGACAACCACAAAGCCACCCACCTGCAAACATTCATCGACACCCACGCCGACCGCACCCTATTGAACGCGGGGATCGTGGGCGGTGACCGGGAAACCGTCTTGTCGTTCACTCACGACATGATCGCCGACCACGAAGACCAACAACGACGCATCTGGCACAAAGAAGACACCAAAGGCACCATCATCGGTGACATGGCCACACTCAACTATGTTGCCTACACCAAACACGCAGACCGTCTCGTCTACGGTCCGCGCGTCGCAACCATATTCAAAGCCAACGAGCGCAACCCGTGGAGCTGGTGGAGGCACAAATAAACATGGACCAGAACCTGAAACCCGGCGACGACGTATGGGTTGACTTCGACGGAATCGAACACGAAGGCACCGTCGAGAAAATCCAAGCCGGAGGCTGGGTCAGATGCTCCATCGCCATCGACCCCGAATACGACTACGGCAGCATCACACCACGACTCACACCACACTCCACCGTCGCCGTGAAAACCACACACATACGACCAAAGACCTCGTGAACAACGCCCGCCCAGCCGGAGCAACGTGGAGACACACAAATGGGCCTCGCAACCACCACCATCCACCGACGCACCGTGCACAAGCAGTTCACCACGCAGATCGCCTGGGAGAAAGAACTACAGGCATACCGCACGATGCCATGGGCCACGCCCAAACTCATCGACTTCGGGCCCATGTGGATCGAAACGGAACGTTGCACCCCGATCCTCAACCTGCACCCCAACTGGTCCCGGCGCTACGCTGAGCCGCTGTGGGATCTGCTCGCCGCCATCCACGCCGCCGGCTGGTGGCACTGCGACCCCTGCCTGATCAACGTCGTCGTACACCCCGACCGCGGCGTGCTGCTCATCGATTTCGAGAACCTCACACTCGCGACCGGAAACCGCTCCTACGACTTGCACGGCGCACGCGCCGCCGGCGTAGAGCCAGCGTGGCACGGGCCAGGACCAGACGGAGTCCACTGGGGAGGACCGTGGGACACATGCCCCGGACCATACTGGGACCACACATGACCTACACCATCAGCATCGTCGCCCACACCACACGCGCAGAACAAGCCCACCAACTCATGGAAACCGTAGGCGCCGCATACATGAACATCGACAACGGCGCACTCGGATGCGAAAACAACCACCGCAAAGTCTGGCAACACCTCACCAAGTTCAACACCGACTGGCTCGTCGTACTCGAAGACGATGCAATACCGTGCAATAACTTCCGCGACCAGCTCCACGCCGCACTAACAGCGGCACCCACCCCAGTGGTCAGCCTCTACCTCGGACGCGAACGGCCACGCGAATACCAACAACGCATCGCCAAAGCCATCGACACCACAGCACACTGGCTCACCTGCCGACGACTACTCCACGCAGTCGGAATCGCCATACACGCCGACCTCGTACCCCACATGCTCAACAACCTGCCCAACGGCAAACCCATCGACGAAGCAATCAGCGCATGGGCACGCCACCAAGGCCACACCATCGCCTACACATGGCCCAGCCTCATCGATCACGCAGACGAGACGCCAATGATCGCCACCAGAAGCGACAACCAACCACGACCACCAGGCCGCGTCGCATGGCAACACGGCGGACGAGACACCTGGACCACCGACACCCAACCGATCTGATGCCACGCGCGCCAAAGGTCTGCCGACACGCAGGCTGCACCACACTCACCACAACCGGCACATGTCCCCAACACACCACACACCGCTGGGGCAACCACCAAGGACGCAAAGTCCCACACTGGTTGCAGCGAGCCACCTTCCGGCGCGACAATTGGACCTGCCAAAGCTGCGGACACACCGCGACTCCCGGCAGTGGACAACTCCACGCCGACCACATCCAACCCCGATCACGCGGCGGCACAGACACACTCGACAACATGCGCACCCTATGCAAGGCATGCCACGCGCCGAAGTCCCGCGCCGAGGCCCGCGGATCGAACACCTGATCGAAAACCGGTCGAAAGTTAGCTGGAGGCGCGAAACGTGCCCTGACCTGCGCAAACGCCCACATGCCCGCAAGCCTCTGACCTGCGGAAACACCCCCCCAGCAACCCCCTCCCCGGGGGTCTGCGCGGCCCCGGAAGGCGC